GTATAGTTTCCTATAAATTGGATTGCAGTACCTTGTGAATAAAGTAAACCACCACCAAAAGTAGAATTAAACTGTACACCACAATTTAAAGTACCACCACTTAAAGTAGTAATGTTGTTTATTCCAAAAAAAGCATTAATTCTTGGGTCAATAGTCAGCGTTCCATTTACACGTAGGTTAAAGTTTGTTATTTCATAAACCGTACAAACACCTTCAACATAAATTTCAGGCTGAATAAAAGCAAAAAATTGAGCAGTACCATCTGTAGTTGTAGTTCCTGCTGTAAGGTTATAAGTAGGTGCTGTAGCTGCTGTTGTACCTGCAACCGAACATCTATACCACATACCATTTTTAGTAGGTGGTTTTATTATTGTACCTACTGTATAAGACGTCAAACGTGCTACGGTAGCAACCGCATTTACAGCCGTAGCAAGACTTGTTAAGTTGGCATCAGTACCAGTTTGGTCTAAACGGTATTCAGTACCGACGTATGAAAATGCGAATGCCATATCTTATTTTTTTTATAAAGGTAATTGAGTAACTGTTACAATCATTGATGGAATATTTGGTACTGCTGTTGCACCCGATCCACTTGTTGCTGTAAAAGTAATTTGATGCTCACTATTTGCACTTGCAACCGCCATAACTTCAATGTAATCATTTGCTACTAAAGGAATAACAGAAGTAATAACTAATACATCCGAACCTACAACTGCACCCATTTGGAAGATTGCACCGCTATTTGATACAGGTGTAGTTCCATTCTTTCTTAGCCAAAAAGTACAGTTACCAGTACCAGTTGTTAAGTGTGAAATTTGTGGTTGTACAATAAACACATAATCGCCCTCTGCCGAAGCAGTAAACCTACTTGTGTTGGTTGATGTGCTATGTGAAATATTACCTGCTTGCAAGTCGTTTGTGCTTACCGCAAGCGCACTCGGTGTGGTTGTTAAAGCTACCGTTGCGTTATGTGAGTACTGCCCAATAGTGTTTAAGGCTGTTGCTACCTTATTAAATTCAGTAGCCATTACCGTTCCTGTTGTTGTTCCTGCTGTCCAATTATTTACTGGCATAATTTTATTTTTTAATTATTTATAATATTATTTTCTTTTCACAAAGTTTATTAGTTAATGCGCTTTCACTATAAAAGGCATCTTCACTATTATCATTCATTATTTTTCTATATAATGTTATACTACTATATGTGTAAGTATAAACATCGTATGTTGCTGTTGAGGTGAGCAAAGTAGGTATTACTGTGTAACCTCTAGCTAAATCCATCCAATTATACTTATCAATAGTTAAAGTATTTGTTATACTATTATAGCTTATATCTTCTCCAAAACCACTTGTGTTTACACTAAAAGTAATAACTACACTACTTATATTCCAAATAACTACTTCTACTATATCTCCAACAACTAACCCACTAGGAAATACAACCGTAGTGCCATTACTAGCTGTGTATTCTGTATTTTGTAATTTAGCTCCATTTAAGTAAACATCTATTCCTCCAACAGTATATCCTCCAGTAGTAAATACCGTTTGTCCTGCCGTAGCGGTAAACGTTTCTATTGTTCTTGCACTAGTTGCTCCACTTATAGTCCATTCTCTATTCTGACTTAAATCATAAGTAACTCCATTAATAGTAATGGTTCTAGCTTGCGTTACTGGTATATATCCTAATGCAGTTGTAACATCTCCGCTAGTAAGCGTTATAGCTCCTGTACGGGTGTTAAAACTTGTTACGCCACCTTGGTATTGTGGTATATTTAACGTGCTTGTAAGGGAGTTAAAAGTGGCAGCTCCGCTTGTTCCAATAGTGGTTAGCGTTATATCATCTTGCTTACCATCTAGTAAAGCTATTAAGTCTGTTTGGTTTGTTATAATACCACCTATATTACCCCAGTCTGGCGGTGGTACATCTACCCACTCTGTATCGTAATCTGTGTTAGATTTTTTTACTAATGCTTGTCCAGTAGTTCCTCCGCTTACAACACCTGCTCCAGTATCACCCTTATCTCCTTTATCTCCTTTATCTCCCTTTAACCCTTGCTCACCTTGTGGTCCTGCAGGTCCTGGAGGTCCATAAATAACAGACATATTAGATATAAATGGCTGTATTAAGGTTGTATCAATAACTATTACAGAGTTATAAATTGGAGTTATACAGTCTATCTTATCGTAAAGTAGTCTAGTTACTTCATCATCGTAATATAACCCTTTAGCAATTTGATATTGTATAGCCTCTAATAAGTGAAATAAATTATCTACCTTGCACTTTAGATTTTTATCTCTCTCAATGGAGAATGTAAACGAATCTACATACTCATCCATTAAGTTAGCAAAATACAAATTTGCTTGCTGTATCTTTGAGATTAAATCTATGTTACTAGGCATTATGCTCCTATTATTATTAATGAATTATCCTTTGTTAAATTATTAGCGTAAACACCTATAATGTACATCATCTTTTTATATACACTTAAAAATGTTTCATTGTCTGTGTCTATATTATTTTTCAACATAAACTCATTCGCCTCTATTATATAGAAAAGGTTATTTACTGCATTTTCAAATGATATTTCTTCTGGATTTAGCTCTAAGCCTTTATCCACAAGCTTATCCATTTTATTTGCAAAATATCTTTTTGCATTTTCTAAGTTATTCTCTATCTGAACTCTTGTAGGCATTATTTATCATTATTAGCTTCACATACTACTGTACCAGCATCTAATTGTTTTTGTGCTAAAATAGGATTAGAATATTCAGAAAATATTTCAGCAGCCTTAATATACTCTAATAACTTAACCTTGTCGTTCTCAACAGAACCACAGCCACATCCACTAGACTGACAATCGCAATCTGTCTTAGCTACCAATTCAGAGTAGCAAACCTCTAAAAAGCAAGTTGATAATACGCTGTTTGTTTTAGTAAAGTCTGGTCCTGTATCATCTGTTAATCTAAGCTCAACACTTAGCCAAGCATCTTTAGTAATAGCATAAGTAGCCACAAGTATTCCAGTAGCTAAAGGAATAGTGCTTATAACCCCTCCAACAGAGTTTGATATGATAAACTGTCTACTTTCAAATGAAGATAATGTTACTCCACTATCGTTACTTGTGTAGTTAGATGTATCTGTTAATGTAAGCATAGTGCAATCAGCACTTTGATTAACTGTAAATGATGCTGCAAATACTGCCATAATGAATTATATTTTTAACAAAGATAGCCAATATATAAAGGCGATTTTTACACAATAAAAAACCCTATCGTAATTAAACAATAGGGCTAATACAGTATCTAAATGTTAATTATTTATCTGCGTCTTTAGAATAGATAAAGGCAACTCCTGCTGTAAGCGCAATCATAGCGTCTGACCATGTTGCTTTCCCTGTTAAAACAGAAGCAGTAGCAGCTATAAACAATAGAAATCCTAACAAGCTAGTTTTCCAACTTGTCTGTTTAATGTTGCTTATTAATTCTTTTAAGTCTTTATCCATAATATACAAAGTTAATATTTATTTTAATGTGCTTTTACCATTAGCTTTATTTCTAGCTCTATTGGTTTTTGCACTTTCCAACACTAGCTTGCCGCTTTTAGTGTGCGACATATCTTTACCATCTCCTTTAGCACCTTTGGTTTTATTAGCCTTGTTTAATTCAGCTCTATACTTCTTGCGTTCTGTTGTAGCGTGATATGCTTTGTCGTAAGCTATCTTTTTCTTTCTGCGCTCCTCTGACATATTCAAACTATCATAAGAAGGGTGCTTGCCAGCTAGGCTGTTGCGTTTACTTTTTTGTTGCATTTCTTTTTCTTCTAACTATATTTAGTACTTCTTCGCTAATTATTTTGTTTTTATATAATTCTCTAGCCACTTCTTTGTATTTATCATCATCTAACTTTTGTGTTTGGTCGTAAAGTACCGATGCCTTAATATCATTGCTTTTCATATAAAGTAGAGTACCATAATATCTAGGTTTATCCTTTATAAACTCTCTTTTATTTTGCACATTAAGAATACGCTTTTTATCATCTCTATCTATTATTCCATTATTAACATTATCATTTAACAATTCTACAACCAATTTTTCAGCTTCCTTTTTATTGGGTTCGTTTTCATATATCTCATCAACTTCTGTTTTGATAATTTGGTTCTTAGTGTACTCTTTCTTTTCAGCGTCTTTATATTCTTTCATCGCCTCAAAGTCAATATCTGGGGTTTTAGTGAAAATTCTGCCTTTTAATCCAGATAATTTAAACAGCCAATCTGCTTCTTCTCCTGGTGTTGGTAATTCACTTTTCAATCCCTCCTTATCACCCATAGCTCCGTAGTACATAACCCTTCCAGATTTATCAAGGAGAGCTGTTGTTGTGTTTTTACTTGGGTCGCCTATTAATGATGCAATTAATGCTTCTGCTCTTTTAGGTGATACACCCTCTGTTCCTGTTAAATCCCTTGAGTATTCACCTATTTTTTTATATATCTTTGGTGTTTTCTTATCATATTCAGCCCAGTCCTCAATTCTTTCTTCATTTCTAACTATCTCACTTTTTTTGTAAGCATCTTTATTTAAGCTATACTTAACTATTCCATTAAACAATGGGTTTCTTGTAAATATAGCAAACGAAGTAGGGTCTACTGGTAAATCAGCCTTAAACGCCTCATAAATTTCCCCTTCATTTATATCTTGACCTTTAACAACTTTTAAATAACCTTGCTCTAAAAAGTTTATATACCCTCTAAATGTCTGTGGTTTATATAGTCTTATCCATTCATAATCAGAACCCTCTTTACTAAATGGATTATATATATTAAAGTAGTTGGTTCTTTGGTATTCTGGTAAGGACATATATTTGTTTAGTCGTTTTTTCTTTTCTTCTTCATCTCCACCAAAATCGCCTATTGAATAAGCAAATAGCATTGTAGCTGCTGTTCCTATTTCCCCAAACAGCATAGCTGCTTTTGTAGGGTTATTTTTTAATGATTGAGCAGATGAATAGAAACCTCTCATACCAGCGTTTAGATAAGCTAATACTTTGTTTAAAGGCTTAACCAATGTACCTGAACGTGAAAAATCAACCACCTTTCTTGCCTCTAATGCTGCTAGTTGTAAAACCTCAAACTCTTGGTCTGGAGTTAATTTAGCTCCCTTATTATTTTTTGTGTATTCTGCTGTAAGTTTATCTTTCATTCTTTTAAATACAGCAAGTCTTGTAGCATATTCAATACCCTCATTCATTTTTGCTATACCATCAAGTACCGCACTTGCAGATTTACCTGCTTTATACTTTAATAGTTTAGCAGCTGCTTTTATTCCAGCTTCTCCTTGTATATTTGTTATAGGGGTAAGTTTATTTACATCTGTTTCAGTAGATAAGAAGTCTGAAAATATACCAGCAGATATAGCTTCTTTAAATAAAGGACTAAGTTTGTCTTTTAATATAAAGTTCTTAATATCTTTTGTTACAGAGGCATAATCTTTAGCTAATAAAAAGCTACCTAAAAAGAAATCGGGATAAGCCCTAGTGGCTATAATAGCTTGTGGAGCATCCATTGTTAGCTGATAAATACCAAACGCAGGGTTGTTCTTTGTAATTAAAGACTTAAAAATATTCACAAATGTAAGAGTAGATAATTTACTTAGTATATCTTCTCCTTTTTGGTTTAACAATTTATTTCTTTCATAATAAACATCTACAAAGTCTTTTGGAGCTACTATTCTTTCTCTTACTCCATTATCTCTATAAAAATATATTACATCTTTACCTGCTGGTATTGGATTGTATTTAGGTTGTCCGTTACCATCAACTCCTATTGGCTTATCTACATACATATCAAACTCTGGTGAAACACCACCTTGTGATTGTAATGATTTTGCATTAGCCTCAACAGCTCTTGCTAATGAATTAGCTGATGTGTTTTCAAATATTTGTCTGTATGTGCTATTAGCTGCTAGTTCTAGTATCTGTTGGAAATTAGTTAGTACATCTTGGTCGCTACCGCCAGTTAATGTTCTTATTGTGTTTTTTAATTTAGAACCGTTTGGGGATGCAGACTCCGCTAATTCAGCTTCTACTATGTAATGAATAAACTTACTTGGTATGTAGTTATAGGAGAGCAATTCATCATAAACCTCCTTACTTAACATACCATTATTAAACTGCTCTGTTAAAAGTGTTTTATATGTATTATAATATTTATTGGCTTTATCTTCTAATTTTTTAAATACTTCTGGGTGTGTTTTTTTAATTAAATCTAATTGCTCTTGTGCTGTTTCGGCAGTTAATTTTCTAGAGTGTACGTATTGTTTTTGAACATATTTACCATCAACTATATCAATAGCATTTCTATCTTTTAAATAATCTAAAAGGTTATTTTTCTCATTTCTTATTTGTTTTTTCTGCTCTAATGTTAATGAAGTGTCATTCTTTAGCTTCTCTCTTAATTGAGTAAAATTATAAAACTTAACACCTATTCTTTCGTCAATATTTATTACACGACTTAAATCTAAAAACATATCAAACAAAGTTCTTTCAGAATGCTTCATTCCAGCTATATCAATATTTGGGGTTATTTTTAAATCATCAAATATTTCTTTGTTAAAACTCCTTATAAATAAAGAAGATACTCCAGTATAACCTTTTCTATTTTGTAAAGCAGCAACAGCAACTTGTCCAGGGTATTTTAGGTCTTTTAACATCTTCTTTATAACATCTCTTTGAGATTCAAATAAAGCAGTCATAAATCTAGATACCCAGCTCTTAGTTGTTGCCTGTATCTTGTTTGCGTTTCTGAATGGTGCTTGTGCTGTTTCTCTAAACATATCCTCTACTGTTTTATTAGGAACAGACGATGGCGTTGATGTTGTTGGTTGAGCTGTTGCGCTAGCAGTTGTAGCACTAGGTACTGGAGCAGGTATATTAAGAGATTCCATCAACACACTACTGTTAGTAGGGTTCATAGCAATATACTTCTTAAACTCTTGTTCAGAAATACCGTCTAATATAATATTACCTTTATTATTGGTTAATGTAAACCTGCAATTACCCATAAATTATTTATTATCCTTTAACTAAAATCTTCTCTAACATTAATTGCTCAAACTTATTGTCTGACAATCCTTTTGCTACACCACAAATATCGCCAAAAAATCCGATAGATTTAGTTTGTATCTTAATAAATTCTTGTATTTTAGTTAATGTTATAGCGTCTTCCTTAACGCAATTCAAAGCCATATCGGAGTACTTTTCTCCTAACGCTACTTCCATATCATAAGCTTCATAGATAACGTCATATAGAGTTTTAAATGAGCTATCTGGCTTGTCTATCTTTTCTAGTTTTGGAACACAACCCATATCAAGTATATATTGCTCTAATATTTCTGCGTGTGATTTTTCGTCAGAGCTTTCTTCTAAAAAGAATTTATAAGCATCTAAAAATCCAGCGTTTTGACACCAGTTAGCCATAGCTTTGTATGCGTACATAGCGTACAGTTCTTGCCCTATTAGACCGTTTAGCTTTTCTTCTATTTGAGTAGATAATATTTTTTGTTTCATAATTTTAACAGTTTATTTTAAGTAATCCTTTATCTTTTAAATCTTTTTTAATTTCATCAAAATTATCGTTTATAGCTTTAACAACGTTAGCTTCATTTGAAATATTAGCTAATTCAGCTTCGTCTTTGGCTATCTTTTCTTCTAATTCAGCTTTCTTTTGCTTACTAGCTCTTGATGCTTTTTTCTTATTAGCTTCTATATCGTCTAATAGCTCTATTGAAGTTTCTAAATTATCTTCGTTTAAGTTTTCAACAGACTTTACTTCTGTTTTATTTTTTATTAAATATTCACTTAAAACTGTACCATCTTGTAAAATAAATTGCTCTGGGTCAAATTCACCCCAAGCTTCATTAGTACCTCTTTCTGTGTCATATAAAATACCATCACCGCTAGATAGTTGAGGTATAGCTTGTTGCTTAGTGTCGCCCAGTAACTTAATCATCTCTGAATCTGTAAGCGGTCTATCTGTTTCTATAACAAGAGTTTCTTCTATTTTTCCTTTAACTTTTACGAAATTAACAACTTGTACGTCTTTTGGTAATTTAGATAAAATATCATCGGATGACATTTCTTTACCTGTTCTACCTTCAATTAGCCCTATATTCAAATGATTGCCTTTAGGTGCGTTTTTAAAAGATACTTTTTTACCTGCTATTTTAACTGACCTTCTATAATCCTCATTAGAATCAAGTATTTTTTTATATTCATCTTTTATATCTTGTGGAAGATTTGATTCGTTTATTATTTTAGTAATACTATTTTGGTCTAGTTTATTACTATCTTCGTATAAGTGATAAAGTTTGTCGTAATTATTTTCTTTATTTCTTATCTCATTAATCTTTTTATAGACATTAGCTAACTTTTCAGATTTTGAAACTGGTATTAATGGTTTAAATCCTTTTTGTTTATTAGATTCGTATTTTTCGTTAAAATCCTTCTTTATAACATCTCCATCTGATTCTTGTATGTCTGTTGGTATCAACTCTTTTGTTGTTTGCGCTCTTGTCATGCCATTCCATTGAGCAACAACCATATCAAAACCATTCTCTCCAGCTATTTTAGTTACATATGCAAGTTGAGAATTAGTATCAAATGATTTACCAGGATTCTCGGCTTCATGCCTAGATTTAGCTTCTTCAATAAAATTTAATTTATCTGTATTGAAATCATAAACTTTTTCTTTAGGAATCTTAACAGCGTACTTAGCCCCAGATGCACTTTGTCTTTCGGATTGGTTTAAGTCTGTATAATACATTCCAAGACCACCAACCTTAGATAATGCTGACGCTTCTTCTCTTGAGGTTACAGTAGACCCTCCAATTCCTGTTTTAATTTTATCATAACCTTTATTACCTACATGAAAGAAAACAAAGTTACCTTTATTATCCTCGGTCATGTTGGCATAGTTAGATGATGTATCTGGTGTAATAACTACATCTTTTTTACTTTTTAATGCTTTTGTTTTACCCTGCTCTAACAAAGGAGTAATAAGTTTATCATACTTATCATATATTTCATCAAATGCTTTTAAATCATTAGGGTCAGTAATTTTTGCCCTATCTACCTTACCATCTGTTTTGTATTGTTCTACATTAGGTATTGCGTTATTAAGTTCGGCTTGTTCGTCTGCTCTTAGTTGCTCTACTTGTTGTGTAGGGGTTTTTTCTTTACCTAATAAATTCTCTACTGCTTCTACTAATTTAGGATTATTGTTTTCTAATTTAGCTTTGTGGTAGGCTTCTGATACTGATTGAGCACTTTTAGCATTATAATCAAATGATAAAGGTATATTTTCAAGTTTGCCATCCAAAGCCTTAGCTGTACTCTCTACATCTTTTAAATCTTCTTCTTTACTAACTTTTTGGGTAGTTTCTTTCCCTTGCTCGCTTGGTCGTACTCCTTCACCACTTTCGGTGATAACTTGCCCTGTTTCTCCAGTAGGTGAAACTTGGCTGCTTGTGCTTGGCTTTTGTATGGCATTTTCTTCTGGTTTTAATGTTGTTTGTAGCTCCTCGTTTATTTTTATTTTCTGTTGCTCTAATTCATTTTTAGTTACATCTGATAGGTCTGTTTGTTGTAATGACTTTTCTATTGCATCTAAATTAGAGGAAAGCTCTATCGCCTTTTCCTGTTTGTTCTCTGGTAGTTTTTCAAACTCAATTTGATTTAATTCAATTTCTTTTTGTGCTTGTTCTTTTAAATCATTTATTTTATTTTCTATTGCTTGTTTAGTATTTTTGGGTATATTTTTATTATCTAAATCATTAGATAAATTCTCTATATCTTTTACTTTACTTTCAACAGAACTTTTAACCGATGGATTTGTTATTGCGCCTATATTTTCAATAGAACCAGTAGTCACACCACCAATAATCATTGCATCTGGAACTCCTTCCATTAAATCTTGATTTGGATTTTCTCCACTTATTTTTTTAATAAGATTTTGTGACCATCTAGTTGAACCTTCTTCTAAAGCACCTTTAGCTATTGGAGTTAAAACAGTTTTTGTTTTACTTAGAGCAGACTTTAAATAACCTTGAGCTAAATCTTTAGCTAAAATTTCAGCCTCTTTAACTCCTGCATTTTTAAATTTATTTATTATTGTATTAACAGCAGCGGAAGCACCAAAGCTTTGGTCTAATACAACTTCTGAAAGACCATTTAAACCAGACGCTAATGGTTTAGCCCAATCTTTAATATCTTTGTTATCTCTTATTTCATTAGCGTTTGATGAAGCAAATGGGAGTGCTGTTAACATAGTTTTTGAAACAGCCCCTAATTTAGCTGCGTTTCCAACCCCACTAGTGCCAACCATTAAGGCTATTGATGGTGCTGAACCAACAATGTTGTTTACAATTTGACTTGCCGCATTATCTATATCCCCATTCTTTAAGCTATTAAAAACATCATTATCATATTTAATTTGTTTTTCTTTAAACTTGTTAGCCTCACCGTTATAATAATCTCCTAATCTATCTAATAATGTTAATGGAGAAAATGGAGATGTAACAGTACCTAAATCTGATAATCTTAAAAAATCATCATAATCAGCTTTTACTTTTGGAGAATTAGTAATATCTGAAATTAAATTTTGAGGAACAGAAAATAATTCATATACATACCTTGGTGTTTTTGCAATACCAGAATATAAATCATTTAAACTAACACCTAAAGTATTAGCAACGTCAGTTCCTTTGCTTTCTACTTTATTTACTTTTTCTTTTAATAATTTTTTCCTTAATTCGTAATCACCTATTTTTTCAATTTTATTAAAATCAAATTTAGGTTTTTCCTCTTTAGGTTCAACATAAGGCTTAACCTCACCAGTAGTTACATTGAAAGTGTTTTTCTTATTGCTTTCAGTCTGGAAAACATCGAATGGCTTTGTAGATATTGGAGAGCCACTCTGCAAATCTTTTGTAGTAGGTTCTTTTTTTTTTAAATAAGTATCTTTTATATAACTTAATTTATCTTCCGTTAATGATTCATTAATAGTAGTATAAAAATTCTTAACAAATTCCTCTTCCTTTCCACTATAATTTTTAGTTATGTAATCTAGTTTTTCTGGAGTTAATTCTCTGTTTTTAGAAGTATATAAATTTTTTACTAATTCGTTAAAATCTGGCATATCTTATAGTTTATTATCCTTTACACCTTTTACAACTTTTTTATTACTACTTTGTGTAGCTGGTTTAACATTTGGTTTTTTGGGTTCAAATTGTTTTCCACGAGCTTTAGCCCCCTCTATACCAAATTTACTATACTGTACATTTTCACCAGAATATTGATTTAATAATTGGTTTAATCTAATTCCTGGCTCTCCAGTAGATAAGTCAATAGTTTCAGTAACACCATCTAGTTTATCTGTTGAAGGTATTTTAATTTTTAACATTGGATAGCCCCCTGTTGATTTTCCAGATATAGCTTTACTAGTCATAGGAGTTATTGTAGTTCCAGAAGGTAATTGCGCCCTTATTTTTTCTATGGATTTAGGGTCTTTTTGTAAAGCACCTCCAATAATTTGCTGTCTGTAACTAAATTTATCTTCTTGATTACTACCGCTACCACCACTTTTCTTTTCTTTTAAATCTCTATACTCTCCAGTATATTCAAGTCCATGTTGTTTTAAATACACATCGTTTCTAAATTTAGAAACTTTTTCTGGTGTAGGCTGTTTATCTCCTGTTGTATTAATATAAAGTTGTTGGAGAGCGGCTTGCGCCTCTGGTTGGTAACTAAACTTTTGGTCTAATATTTGATTTACAATTTCAGGACTTACTTGTTTGTAATTAGCTCTTTTACCACCTTTTTTTATCTCACCCTTAAATTCTGCCTTTTCTTCTGCTAACTTATATGTATCGTTTATTATATCGTCTATTAACTCAAACTTAGCTCTCTTAGGAAACATTGTAGGGTTCAAAGATTTTTCTTCTGGAGTTAGCTGATAATACGGAGTTTCTGAAAGTTTTTTATATCTACCCAATGTCGATTCATCATAATCATAAGGGTTAAGCTTACTGCCTAAAGTAAACAATTTACTACCGTGGTCTTTTGCATTTAAAGCAAAATCTCTTAACCCATCCATCTTATCTTTTATTCCCTGTAAGAACAATGGTCTTTGTGATGGGTTTAGTTTTTCAGCTTCCGACCTTAATCCTTTTACTTTAAGATATTCATTCTGTATGTATTCGGCTGTTTTTGGGTCAACTCCATTTGTTTTAATGCCAGCCATAGATGTAGCTAAATCCTCATCAAACTTTTGAGATGCCTTAGCTTCCTTTTCAGCTTGTAACGCTTGTGCTTTTTGTCTTTGAGCAACTTGGTTATTATAAGCATTCATAATACCAGAAGTATCAAATATCTGCGCACCGCCTACCCCTATTCCTGTTTTAATTGCCATTATTCAAATGTAACTATTTTATTTTTAATAACCAAATTAAACTGTTTTATTTTTTACTACTACTCATAGCAACCCTACCAATATCACTTAATCCACCGCCCATATTCTGTAAACCTGCTCCCTTTAATGCGTTAGCTTCATTTACTTTATCCATATATCTTTGCTGTGCGTATTGTTGTTGAGCAAGTCTTTGTCCTGCAAGCTCTCTCCTTGCGCCCATAGCTTGTAATATGTTCTGTCTGCGTGTTGCTGCATTGTTTGCGTCTAAGCCAGCAAAAGCATCTGACTGTCCTCTAGACAACCCTTGTATAGCTGCAAATGGGTTACTCATTCTACCAAGCTGTCTTAGCCCTGCTTGTGTTCCTCTTTGTATGTTTGTTGAGGCTTGATTATATTGCTCTGATGGCAAACCTGTACGAGCCATATTTTCAGCAATACCTAAGTTTTGCTTATACTCATCTGGTATTTCATAACCTGGGTCTTTCAACTTTTTAAGCATTCTATTTGCTTTACCTTGTTGAATTAATCCACCAATACCTTTTAGTATTCCTGCGCCAATTCCTATTACAGAGCCAACGCCACCAAGTTTATCTACAAAACTGTCAGCCATTATTTTATTTTTTAATATATATACAAAAATAGTTAAAATTACATCTCTATTTTATACCTTGGTATGAAGGTATATCTCTAACGCTCATAGCAAGTGTATTAATCCTAACGTTAGCACTATTAGTTAGCTTAACCTTAATCCAGTTACCTTTTAAATCATCACCACCGTAAAGTCCTTCTGGGCTATTAATATCTCTTAAAAAGCTTGCAAACCATACTCCTTCTTTCTGTAAGAAGTCATCTCCATTTAAACTAGATAGTTGGTTAGGTGTGCTTGTAACTATTTCAAGAGAAGTCCATAATGTATTACTCTTTTGCATTAATCCTACAAATGTTTTGATGAGCAAAGGATTGGCGTTAAACACTAAGTCTATATAAGAATAATAATTTATTCCGTAAAATGAATTAAATGTTGTATTAGTGTTATGCTCCCACATAGAGCCACCCTTAAACGACATATATTTATTAAATATGTAATTTGCGTGTTCTGGTATAAACGAGTAAAATGAAGTCCACCTATTAATCGCTTCGTTAAAAGCAATCGTTTCACTATCTCCACTTACCTTGTTAATAGTTAAAATATACTCATCATTCCTTGGGTCGTAGCTTCCTATTAGTTTTGTATTAACTATATTCCTTACACCACTTAATGTTCTAGTGAAATAACTATCCATACCAATACCACTAATTTGCTGTAAGCCACTTGTAAGTTTTAAAACAGCAGCTCTATTAGGGTCTGCAAAATACATTGTACCTGCAAACCTTGCAAAGCTTTCAGGGTTTAAGCCTATGCCGTAATCTCCAGCAAAGTATCTAATCTTATTTAATAGCTTGTTAGATATAGCCACATTAGCTGAACCACCACTTCCTTGGTCTTCAATGATACTTTGTTGTATTGGAATGTAACCAGTTTTTAATTCTTGGAAAGTAACTAAATAGTTATCCCTTACAGCCAATTTTTGTATTGAGCCATTTACTCTGTCGTATGTTTCAAAAGCATCTCCATAGAAGCGATTTAAGCCATTTATATTTGTGTTTGGAACGTATGTATCACTATACCTAATATCTGTCGGTAGAGTGAGCTGTTTGGCTTGTGGAGCGAATACATTAACTCTGCCGTTAGAACTATAATTAGATTTATAGAAATCACTAAAGTTGGGGTCTTCAACTATTGTTGATGTAGTTCCGTTTATTACCCTACCTTTTACATATATATCACCCTCTCTTAAAGAGCCGCTTGTAACCGAATGCACTCCATTATTGCAACTGTAAACTTCTCCAAACTCATAAAAAAATTGTTCTTGTGGTTGGTTTGAGCGTGTTTTAGGTGTATATATTTCTAATAATATATTATCTACTCCTACTGTCAACGTTCCCTTTTTATCTATTGTAAGTATTCCAGTAGTTGGATTATATCCAACAATAGATACATCATATCCAGTTATAAATCCACCATTGTCTTTATGTATAGTACATCTATCCCCTTTGCTAAAATCATAAGCTAAAATACTATCTTTATTGTTTGTATTGTATGTATTAAATGAGCTTATGTTTAAGTCGTAATAATTAGCATTAGCAGAGTTTACTGTAACAGCAGATGCGTTCCAAAATAAAAATGTTTTATGTGTTAGTTGTTCTGTTCTTACCCATTGGTATTTTTTAGCCCATAGTGGAGCAGAGTGATTAATAACCCAGTCAAATTTAGGTGATTGAGCAGCTAATGCTCCCCAAGATTTAGTTGATTTTATTAGGTCTGTGTTTGTTTGTACATAAGAGCTTCTGTTAAACTCATCGTAATAAACTAATCCAAATTGATATTTAGAATTTGTTTTATATCTATTTCCTGCATTACTAAATCCAACAGCTAGTGTTGGTGCTTCAATTTGCATTCCTGCTTCTGTGCCAAGTTGTTGGCTTGTTCTCATGAATATTTTAACTCCATTTGGAATTATCTCATATCCATCATAAAACCAGTAATAAGGTATATCACCCATAATACTATTACCTAAAGCATCTGCAAATGCGGTAATAGATGGCATTACATCATCTGTAACCGTATAAATACCACTATAACTAATAACACCGTATGGCATTGTTTCTGTAACAAATGCAGTCCAACCAACGGTATCTCCTACAATCGGTGTTCCTGTAAATATAACTGAATATGTTTGATTTGCTACATCATCAAATTCACTAACCCAAGTTAATCTTCCAGAGTTTGTTTCTATTATTGTGCCAACTGTTATATTAGCATTTAAAGCTATATTGTCGTAGCCCTCTGTATTGTTACCTAATACTAAAACATTTCCATTAACAATATCTAATGCTTTAGATTTTAAAGGAACGTAATCGTAAGCTAAATCAATTTCGTTTATATCAACAGACTGGTACAGCCCGTCATTGTAAAATTGAAATGTAGCTTTATTTGTTGTTAAATTATATTCATATTGTGAATTAGCAATAGCTTCTGCTCTATTTATTGTCAATATAGAAAACCAATCTTGTGTGTTATTTACAGCAACTCCTTTTACTTGCGCTGCAATCTCAATAGATTTAACAAATTTAGTTCCTACATTAAACTGTAATGTAATGTGGTTGTTTCTATATGCTGCTGTATTTATTGATGAGGTTATCTCTAAATTAGGTAAGGGAACTTCACTACACGAACTCCACGCACTTCTACTTCCATCTTCATAGATATATAAATACCTAAACTGAAACAGTTGGTTTTTTAGTCTGTTTGATGATGTTGTGTTTATAGGGTCGTTAGCATAAGCACTATCTATAATATCTTGTGGAGCTGGCTTGGCTAATGATATACTTGTTGCGTCTGTGTAATAGGTAATGGAAGCCTTAGCCTTTTCTATATCAATATTTCTTGGTGGGTTAAAACCATCTGTCCAATATAAAAACTTATTATCTATTATTCCAACGCCATTTATATATTCAAATGGCTGAAAGTTTAAATAACTAGCTTGTAATACTTTTGTAATTACACCAGTAGCATTATCATATTCTGTTATTGTGTGGTTGCCTAAAGAATTATATATAAAAGAATAAAACTTTGCACTAGATTCATTTGCATAACTCCCTATACATTTATTTGTTCCAGTAGGGAGAGCATACGTTACCAAAGTATTTCCTTTAAGGTTACTTAAAACTCCATCAGAAAACTCTAGCCTATCTGTATTACGAATGTTTAAAGCATAATCCCAATCGTTAGGCTTTAATAAACTTTCATCTACATCTTGGTTAAGTCCACCGTTAGTAAATACTTTATTTTCTACCATTATGCTCTAGGTGCTAGTTTGCTTGTAACTCTGTGTATATCGTCAAAATCTGATACGTTTATTTTATTTATACGCATCTTAGCTTTTAATCGTTCTGATTTAAACTCTGCTTTATATTCTCTTATAATTCCTTGTCCGTATTTTTTAGGCATATCTAGTGAGCTTTTCCATCTTACATAAGCAAGTATAGCCTCTGCTGCTCTGCTATCAACCATATAGTCATTAGCATCGCAATCCATTCCATCACCTAAATATTCTAATAATATTTTGTCATACTGAAAGTGTGGTCCTAATATGATAACACCATGCTCATCATCTACTTTATAGTCGCCTATATTTTGACCTCCTCCACCTAAACCAAATAAATTGTAAGATTGGTTAGATATAAAGAAGTTATAAAATACAAATGGATAACTGTATGGTATAGATGGATTGGTTACGGCTGTTATTTTAGGTACACCCTCAAATCTATCCGCCTTTAAATCGTGTGTATCATTATAGCCAGATAATTGATTGTTTAACCTCAATGTTACTATCTCGCCTTTCTCGTTAATAATACCTATCTTAGAATATGTAATATAGTCATCTGGTAAATCAACAGTCTTATTTGCGTTTACATCAAGTAGCTTAGTTGTAAATGTTCCTACAACATCTGTGTTAAACTCTCTAATGCCTCTAACACCAATATTATATAACCTCCTAAACTCGTGTGAGCTAGAATCCTTGCTGTCTATTAATTCAGCTATTATTTGTTTTAAAGGTATTTTCATATTTTTATATGCTATCGCAAGTATTTAACTGTTATTTTAATATATTATATGGTATTGGATATATCATTTCCATCATTAGTGTTATCTCTACCTAATCTTGATACAGCTAATAGTCTTTGTAATACCTTATCTATTATTTCCGTTTCGTAATTTTTAGGTATATTAAGTTGAGCATCCAATATATTTCCACCTGGTACTGCTCCTGCCATTTTAATAGTTAAATTATTAAACTGAAAATTCTCTGGGTTGTCAAAAAACAACTTACCATCTTCTATATAATAAAATACAGTTCCTCTAATACAAGGTAAAAAAGATTGTGCAAACCTATCTTTATTCTTCATAGGGATAAATGTCTTGTTGGTCTTTTTACCTAATGATACAGATACTATTTCTTGATTATTAGGGAGAGCAGTTGGTATGGCTGGTAATGCAGCATATTTATCTCCACTAACTGCATCTGTTGATACAGCAATATTTTTAAATGTAGAAATAAATGTATCATTAATATATGCAGTATCTCCATTGTTGCCATTCTCAAAAGCATTCTTCCTAGCCATAAACGCAACCTCTTGGGCTATCATTGACGCTATGTGCCTTAAAGAATATTGGCTGTCATCACTCCTTACACCCTTATAGTAGGTTGTTAATATTTGCTCTGCTAAATATCCGTATGTTGTAATTGCCATTATTATAATCCAGTTTGTGTTTTAACATTAGCAAATTGAGAAACTTCTGGGTCTTTCAAATTCACACCAATATAGCTTAAAGCTAAGTATATAATTTCATTCATATCCATATCTTTCCATTGTGGTTGTGTGCTTGTAGATGGATTATAAACTGGTCTTCCAGTACCGCCAGTAGTATAACCCCAAACCATTTCAGTAGGCTGCTTTAAATAAATTAAATTAGCACTAGCCAAATTCTTAGGATAGAATTGGTATTTAGTTTTTAGCTGTGAGTATATTGGAAAGTTTGTATCTGGAGCATCATAATAACTACTTAAATTATTAGCAACTCTATCGTGTTCTACTCTTGTTACTTCGTTCTCTATTCCGTTTAATGTCTTAGTAATAGATACTGTTTGAAACAAGTCTGTTGGTATTGTAGCTTGTCCGTTAGCATCTATGGTGAGCGTAGTTGAATCGGATATAAACACACTTAAACTATTGCTTATTTTCTCCGTTACAGCATAAGTTATTTTAGGAACTGGTCTGTCGTACCTATAATCATTTTGATTGCCGTATAGCTTATTAAAATACTGTATTTGCGCTCTATTTAATACCAAGTCCTTTTCAGCAGGAGAGATATACCCACCTGCATTTGACTTTTTAACAATAAAGTCTATATATTTATGAGCTTGATTTATGTCCATTATGAGCTTTGTTAATTATCTACAATGCAAAAATACTTAAAATATCAAGGCGATTTTTTAATAACAAAAAACCACCCACCCAATTAAGGGCAGATGGCTAAACAAGAGAAGGAATCAGGAAGCCCTTACATTTTCTTCAACTGCTCAAACAATTTGGTTGCTTCTTCGTTATTCTTCATAACTAATTTAGCAATGTCTTGAGCAATATCCGCTCCTTTAGGGGCATCCATTATCACTTTTCCAGACTCCGCCCATACAAGTTTACCTTCTATTGACGTTGTCGATAAAATATTTCCTGTTAGTGCTTTATGAACCCTATATGCAATTTCATTTTTAGGGTCTACAAAATACTTAATAAAATATCTTGGGTTAGCTTTAGCCTTCATAATAAAGTCTTTTCTAACTCCTCTAAGTTGTTGGTCTACATTTAAACCTAATACATAAGCAAAAGCAAGCATTTCTTCATCTGAACATTCTTTGGCTGTTTTTAATGCCTCGTATTCAAAATCTAAATTATCTAAAGCTGTATTCAAATCTGCATCAACATCAATTAATCTATATGCTGGCTTAGAATCTACTTTCTTAATTTTCTTACCCTCAAATAAATCTAATGCTTTTAATGCAGCAAGTTTATTAGTTTCATATCCACGAATTTTTAAATGTCCGTTTACAAATATGATTTCCTCATAATCTTCAAAACCATTTGGCTCTAAACCATCTTGGTCATCAACCCAAATACTATCTATGCCTTTTAAACATCTCCACTTTCTACTTTTCTTAGTTTCATCATCAACGGTAATACCTTCTGATGGCACTTGAAATATTGGTGGGTAAGGGGCTGAATTTAATCTACCGCTTTCGTTATCTACTGGCTTATACTTTTCCCAAGTATTAGTTAATACAAAATGATGTATTTTATTAACATCACTAATTTCATCATTAAATTCCTCTTTAATTGGTTTTTTACCAAAGTTAGGATTACCTTTTTTCTTTTCTAATGTTGTTTCCATTTCTTCTTTCTGATTTTATCCTTTGTTTAATATTAATAAGGGGAGAGCGAACCCTCCCCTTAGTTTATTCTAGCTACCTTTTACAATAGCATATTGGTTTGCGCCCATAACTTGAACACCGTAGTAAGCAACTTGAGATACAACAAGCTCCATTTTAGCAGAGGTTGGTACTTTTGCTAAACCACCAGTTTCAGCGATTTGAACTTTCTGTCCGTTACCTAACACATCTTGGTATCTTACATTGAAACGAGGTACAACGTTACGAGTTTTAGCATCAGTTTGAGAACCTTTAGGGATTAACAATCCGAAGTTAGCACGAGTAGTACCAGTACCAGTAGAACCATAGAAAGCAGATTCAGAGAATGGCAAGTAACGAGTGAAGTTAAACTTACGTTGGTAAGGAGCAAATGATTTAAAACCACGAGCTAAATCTAAGTTAGCCGAATCTTGGTTTTGAGCATATAATACAGCACCGTTGTTGAAATCATTACCCAAAGAGTTTTGAATAGCAATGTGTTGTTGAACATCACACAACCAATCATATTCTTGTGGAGCACCTTGACTATCCAACTGACGCTCTACGTTAGCAAATGTAGTTTGTGCGCTGAATGAACCATAACCGATGTTTAAGCCATTAGCTTGAGTTTGTTGGATAACACCAGCAGAACCACTTTCAGAATAACCTAAGTTGTCAGTTAAGTTTGAATCCATTAACATTAACTCTTTTTGCAACATAAACTTTTTGTTGTCATCAGCTAATTGTTTGTATTTGTAATAACGTTGACCGTCATATTCAAAGTCAATAGCTTCTGCTAAAGTTAAGTCAGTAAATTTACTATCAATACGGATTTGAGTACAATAGTTAGTGTACTTGTCAATAGTTTGGATAGTGGTTGCAGTATAGTCAGATGCTTCTCCAACGTATTTGTAACCTCTACCTTGCAACTCATCACCAGCAGTTACAGCAGCACTTGTAGCAGCGATTACTGGAACAATAGTCATAGTGTGAGCAGATGGAGTAGCTTTGTTCACAGCAGTTACACGAGATTCAACACCTGTTCTTGCATTGTAAACAATCATACCAATTTCAGGTAATGATTTAGTACCAGAAGCATAAGTATCAGCAGCAGACAAAGTAACAACAACAGCAGCACCGTTAGCACCAGCTACCGTAGCATTTGCAGTTACAAATGACATTTGACGACCTTTTGATTCGTAGTGATAAAATAATTTGTTGTCTGTTGCCAAAGTGTTTCCAGCAAGTTCATTCATCATTACATAAGGAACGAATTGAAACTTGTCGATAAACTCTTTGTAGGCACGAGGTACAACGATGTTAAGTTCTGAAATCAACGAACCAGCTCTGGTTACGGTTGACGAACTAAATGCACTTGGAGTAGTAGGCATAATTTTAATTTTTAATTGTTAATATTTAATTTATAAGCTCAACACATAATCACCAAATCCATAAGGATTGTTAGCTTTTAAGTCTACCGTTTCATTGGTTGAGCCAAGATTGATGTTCTTAATATCTTTTCCGATAATATCAATTTTAGCTTTTTCCTTTGCTTGTGTCCAGCTTGATTTTAACATCTTCTCCGTATTCTCAAGAATATACACATCCTCGGTAATCTTCTTTACATTTGGAGTTCCGTCTGCTTTTAGCCAGCCACGTTCAACTAAGAAACTTTCAGCATTAAATTGTTTCATTTTGTCAACCATTTGTTTTTGCTCGTCATCTGTTATTTTATAGGAAACTTCCTCGTCGCCTAATTTAAACTTAAACTCGCTTACAGATGGTACATCTTTTTCTACAACAGCTTCCCATTCTTTTTGGAGCTTTTCCAAATCTTCTTGAGATAACTTTTGCAAAACTTCTTCTGTTGCTTGGGTTTCTACTAAACTATCATCACCCTTTTTACTGGCTGATGTTGGTAATTGTATGTTATTTTTAATTTCCTCAAGTTCGTTGCGCTTTTCTAACGCATCTCTCCTAAGTAGTTTTTGTGCTTTATCTATTTCTTTATTTAAAGATAAGGCTTCTTTATATTCATCTGGATAGATTTCTTTATCTATATCATCCAAATTAATTTTTTCTTGAAACAATGCAGAGCCATACTTTTGCTCTAATTCAAACTCTACATCACTCTCATCCCAACTAGGGTGGTCGTTAGATATAAAGCCAGAAACAATATCTAAATCAGATATTTCATTGTAGTTGGTTCTTTTGATTTGCAAATACTCATATAAAGCATCTTCATCCAAACCTACATTTGTTTCAACTTGTAAGTTTTCTTTAACAACTGGTTGTTCTACTTGCTCGGTTACTTGGTCGGTAACTTGCTCGGTAGGCACAACTTCATCAGTTACTACTACTTCTTCTTGTGGTGTTTCTACAACAGCCTCTTGTTCTTCTGCGATTACTTCTTGCTCTACTGGTGGTGCATTGTAATTATCCGACAATACATCCTCCCAAGAGCTTACCTTGTTTACTTCCATTTTCTTCTTCCTTTATTGTTTACAAAATTAATTAATATAATAATGCTATTTTACATAGCCATTCCTTGTTCTTGTTCTTGTTGTTGAGCATCCATCATTTGTGCTTGTTCTTCTTCTGACAGTTGCATTTGCTCTCCTCCTTCTTGTTGTTGTTGAGCTTGCATTTGTTGCTCCTGCATTTGTTGTTCTTGCGCTTGCTTTTCTTGCATATCGCTTAAATCCTCTAACACTATTTGTTTTTGAGTTTGAACAACACCATCAATACCGTCAAATATAAACGATGGCATTTCTTCAATAGACTTACCTTGTTCTAACAGCTTTTCTAATGTTTTTACTCTTAGTATATTAAAGTACTTTAAGGTTTCTCTTTCCTTATCGTTCTCTAATTCTTCTTCGTATTGCTGTAATTTAAACTGTGCTTTTGCTTGTTCTAGTTGTAGCTCTCCTTGTGATTTAGCTTGTGCTGCTTGTACTGCTTGTTGCATTTGCATCTCACTATTTTGTTTAGCTTCTTCCATTCTAAGCTTGCGTCTTTTCTTTTGAGCAGATACTAAATAGTAATTAGCAGCTTTTACATTGTCTAACATTCTAATTTGAATAGCGTCTTCTAGCTCTATGCTTTGTTGAGCAAGTGCTTGCTGAATGTTATTCTCTAACATTTGTTTTTCACCCTCATCAACAGTAGCCTCTATCTTAACATCAAAGTTTGTAACTTCAAATCCATCTTCTGCATTCAATTTAATATACTCAACCCTATCAGAGTTTAAAGCATACTTATAACCGCCATATCCTTTTTTACCAAACACCAATATATCCCACAATCTCATTTGTGCTAACTTGGCTGTTCTTTCGTAAATGTTTATGTAGGCATTGTAAATGTAGTTGATAGAGCTTTCACCAATCTGTCTTGCTGTTTCTAATACCTTTGCCCCAACAGCTTGATTTGAAATCATACCTTGGTCTAATGAGTTAGAGCCAATCATTCTTTCTAGCTTGTTTAACTCAAAATTATATATCTCAATAAATGCTTGTAGCTTAGATGTAAATGGCACGTTGAGCGGAGTAATTGGCGGTTTACTATTGCCCTCCATATCATCAACTTGACCTTTATAGAAAATAACACCAGTTTGTTTATAGATACGGATAAGCTCCATTGGCTGTAACGCCCCTTTACCATTTCCTAAATCTACATCACTCATTCCTGCAACATCAACAGTATATCCGTCTGGTGCTGCTTGTGCAATTATTTTTTGCATTTGTAAGTGAGCAAGCTGCATTTGCTTAATAGATGGTATCATTGTTTCAATAATAGGCTTGTTAGTCATTCTATTATTGCTATACATATATATAGTAAACGGCAAAATACACTCTTGCAAATTATCTTGTGGCTTAATCATATTTTCAGCCAACTTCCATTCAAGTAAATGTGTAGTGTCGCAAATCCAAGCTCCTTGATATTCTACATAGTAAGGTTTTGATTGTATATATTCTTTTCCTTCTTTTACTTTATTTGATTTGTCTAAAATAGTTTTACCAAATCTATCTTGATTCTTTTCGTATTTTAAATTGTATAAAGTCTTAAATGATAAATTTAAAACTGGAACTCTAAATGAATCGTAAGGTCTTGAAAAAGCATTTGCATATTGGTAGTTCCAAGTGAAAGCCCAAGAAGCAGGGTTTGAATATTTACCAGCAGAATTTTTAGCTATGTTATATAGTTCTTCTTCTGATACTTTTCCAGGATATGCAAGTCTAACTTCTGCAATACTTGTGTACACAACCTCTCCAACCCACTCTAAATCCTTCATATCATTACGCTCACTATAACTTAATATAAGATTGTAAGGATTTACTTTTCTAACTCTAATTCTTCCGTTGGCGTCAATATATGTTTTAGTTCCAGATATACCAAAAACAATTAAATCATCTAAGATAGCATCTTTTACTTCCGACCAATCGTTGTCATACATTACAAGGTCTATGCCTTGCTCCATCATTACTTCTTCACGTTGCTTATATGTAAAGCCATAATAAATTTCATTCTCCTCGTTGTCATCTGGAGTGAAAGCATCTGGGTCTTCTAACTGTAAACCACTTTCTTGTTGTAATTGTTGTATATCATCTTTAAACTCCATTCTAAATTTAGAATCAAGTTTCTCTTTATTCTTTTTAGAAACACTTATAGGGTCAACAGCATTACACTTAATCTTTTCTACCCTCTGATTAAACCTATCTTTAATCCTTTGTATAATAGGCATAGCAACAGGTAGTGGTGTAAAGTCTAAATTAGAATACGGCTGTTGTCCGTTAATATCAAGGTAGTCTAAGAACTCTTGCATAGGTTGCATACCAGTAGCATAAGCTCTGTTATAATCAAACCTTACTTGTCTTTGTTTTTGACTAAAGCCACCAGTACCACTCAACCATTGAAAATAAGCGGTTTTCATTATTTTTAAACCATAATCTGCGCTATCTTTCGTTGCATCAGCGGACAACGGATTTGGAAAACTAAAAATATTTTCTGACATAAGGTATATTAAAATTCTTTACAAAATTAACTAATTAAACGTTTTAGTTTTTAACATACTAAACCCTAACTGGATTAGCGTATTTCATAAAAACTAATTTATTGTCTTTGGCTTCCGCCTTTACATTTTCTGTTCCTGCAAGTAGGCTCATTCCAAAAGCAACTGTATCATCGTACTTTGTTCTCTTTAAATGCTTATAAGCCATTAAGTCCTCTATAAGCTCTATAAAGTATATCTTGTTACAATGCAACTCTACATAGTCAAATACTGTATCAAAATGTTTTTGGAGAGCAAATGGGTCTTTTGATGGTGTACCATACTTAACCTTTTTATTTTTTCTGTTAGGGTCTATTGTAGATTTAGGTCGCCACATTACATAGTTCTTATAACCTCTACCTATAAAGTATTCATAGTAATCCTCAACATCACTTTCGTAGTTAGCCTTACAGCCATAATACTCACACATCATTATTACTTGGTCGTGGAATATAGATTTAAGAGGCGGTCTGTCTGCATATCTACACACTACTAATCCGCTATCTTCTGGGTCATTAGTGTCGTGCTTTCTATATACATACGCCACACCGTTTGAGCCTTGTTCTCCTGTAATAATAGTTGATGCAAAGGGGTCAATGCCTATTGCAAAAGAAGATGTGTTAGCTGGCTTCTTAATGCCATTCTCGATGATGTTTTTATTTGCCTCTGCTGGAGATTTAAAATCCCAACACATTTGCATCTTTCCTTTAGGGTCTGCTCTCCAAGTTACTGTTCCATCTGGCTTTCTGTAAAAGGTAACTCTATTTACTAATCCTTTAGGTGCGTACTCTTTTAGATATGTATGTTGGTCCTGTAAGTTAATAGCGTTAAAGTGGCATAAACTCGCATCTGTTTGGAATGCTTCTTCTACTGTTAAGGGGAGCTTACGTTTCTCTGACGCCAACTGTCTGTCGTCTAATCCTACCCTATTCCTTAATATGTAGTCTTTAGCAAGCTCTTGTCTTGAATATCCGTAGTCATCAATAAAAGAAACACCAGTTATATCGTCTTCACCGTAGTAACCCATAAACGCAGGGTTAAAGTATCTCCACAATCCACTTTGCGTTTTACCGCTTTCTAGCTTTTCTTGTGGGTTAGATTTATCCCAAATGTTTTTATATTGTACTGATGCAGTAAATGAATCACCATCCTCAACTGTTGTTGTGATTAAAGCCTTTCCTATAATACTACTTCCGTTTAGTAAACAAAACCTAACAACGTTCCAGCATTCTTCCACATCTACTCCCTCTGCTTTTGCTGCCTCATCAAATATATAGGTTTTTAACTTCTGTCCGTCATAGGCTGTTTTTACTGTTGCTGCAAAGTCTATCCAACTATTTAATGCTTTACTGTATTCTTTCTTTGTTACTTTAGAGCTTCTCTTTCCTGCTTCAAAGAAACGGAGAGCAGACTTAGGGTTAGATTCACCCTCGTCTATTGGCTTTAAAAACTCTGGCATACGCTGCCACCTTTGTACTAGCTTAGAATATAATCCCTTTGCATCATCTGCTGTTTTTGATTGTATTCCACAATGTGAGTATTGGCTAAGTATAGTCCTTAAATAGGCTATAATAATAGACACCTCTCCTTTGCCCCATCGTCTAGGAGTTGTTAAGCAAAGCCCAAAACAACTAGGGTCTTTTTCAGCAGCATCCCACACATAAAAGAAATCTCTTTGTGAATCTGTAAACAACGGCTTCTGTCCGTCTATTATCATATAGTTTAAAAAAGCATAATGATAACCTGTTACATATTCTAAATTGCCATCACAAAAAAACCAGTAGCCATTCTTAATTCTGTCGTATTCTCTTACAACTATTTCATTCTGTTCTTCATCACTAAGGTCATCTAAATCCTCTGGTATATCTGTATAGTTAAACTTCTGCTTTGCCTTGTCTTTGTCAAAGTTATCTATTTGCCTAAACAATGGTGGGGTTGGTAGTGTAACAGTAACCTCTCCGCATAACTTCTTGCGTTCAAACTTATTTAAAGCATCATCTATAAACTCTCTGTTTAATGCCATTATCCTTTAATTAAATCCTCTGGTCTTTTTACTATTTTCTTAGTAACCTTAGTTGTTTCTTCGTCTGTTGTTAGTTGAGCGAGCATTTTGAATTTGTCCATTTTATCAACTAGCTTCATAACCTTATCAATCATAGCGTCGCTCTTGTCATCGTTGATATATTTACCAGCTATTGCTCCACCCCTAATTGAGGATATATCATTTGCAAAATCACCTGCTATTCCAGACAATTCAAATAACAGCCTTTTAGCTCCATCGTTTTTAAAAGAAGCTAATTCAGTTTCTATATGTTCTATGTACTCTAATACTTCTTTCTTAATTCCCTTTATCTCTGGTCGCTTCATCGCTTATTCTTTGTTTTAATTCTTTTATCAACTGCTTACCTTTAATAGATAAAGTATATGTACTTGGTATGCCCCTAAAAACACTTATTATATCAGAGGTAGTTAATTTTTTTAATCTAGCTAAACTAAACTTTTCTTTAAAATAAGTTTTATAATCTGATATGTTGAGCGAGTGAAATAATGATGTATAAATCACATAAGTTAAATCTTCTAATTTCATATTATTATCTATTGCAATTTTTTCCATAATAGGTAAAACAAATAAGCTGTTTGGCACATCTCCTAGTGCAAATCTAGCTTTCTTAATTTTACCCTCTAAAAGTTCAACAGCCTTTTCATTTACCTTACGCTGCTGTACTGCGTACTTCTTCTGATTACTCTTGTATGTTAGCCATCTTTTTGCTTGCAACTGCTTGTCCTTCCTTACAAGCAACGCTTTCTTTGATTCCCTTAGTTCTGCTATCTGTGCTTCCAAACTCCTTATAACAGCCCTATAATGCGGTATTATTACATTCTTTAAATATACAGAGGGCTTACCCTTAGTTTTTAAATCTATATCTCTACCAACATAAGGAACAAACTCTATTTCCTTTAATGATTTAGGCAGTTCTTTCTTAGCCATAAAAACCTGCAATGTAATTGTATTCTATCTTAACCATTTTTACACCATCATAATTAAGTACATAGTTATAGGCATCATCAGAGATTATTTTATCTCCAACCTTAATCGCTTTATTATTTTTTGGTGTGTGTAAAACAATTAACTTCATTGTTTCTTCCTGTTCTTCAAATGGAGTTAAAAATATACCACTTTCTGTCTTTGGTGCTTCTGATACAATTTGCTCACATAAAAAAACATCCTCATTAGTTTCAATATCGCCACCCTCATTAATTCTGAAAAATACATTCCTTCTTGGTATTCTCCAGTACTTCTCCCCTTTGTACTCAAACACATTAGATTTGTCAGAACCTAAATAATGTGTAAATACTACATCTCCTTGTTTTAGCCATCTTTCGTTTTTAGGTATTCCAATAATAACACACTTTTGGTCGTTACCTTCTTTTAAATCAATATTACATTCCCTTGAAATTTCAATAGTAACATCTCCTATTTTAACATTTCTATTATGTCCTACCTCGTACTTAACTATTAAATTATCCCCTATACTATTCATTATCTTCCTTTTTTGCTGTTATATATATTTCTCCATACTCTATCTCGTAGTTATTTATACTTGCGGATATTAACCAATGGATATGTTCAGATAGCTTTCTTCCTTTGCTTGCTGCAACTATCTCCATTTTATGCCTTTGTGAGTTTTTAATTCTTAAAGGGTACATTGTGCTGTTGTTTGTTTTCCAACCCATATCTTTAAATTATTGCATAAATATCAGACTGAAACAGTAATACAAGTTCCTCTCCATTGTCTGTTACCTTTGTGCCTGTGTGTTTATTGTATAAAATTTTATCACCTTTCTTTACTACCATTGGCTCTACATCTCTACCCTCTCCAACAGAAACAACCTCTGCTTCTTCTGTGTGTGTTAATACTATGCTTTCTGGTATATATATTCCAGAGTTAGTTATACTCTCTTTTTTAATTGGTCTAATTATTAGTCTGTTTAATATTGGTTTAATACTCATATCTTTAATTTATATTTTTTTGAATATACAAATGTATGTATTAAATTAATGCAGTTTTTACAATGCTCAAAAACATATTTTTATTATACTTAAATTTGCATTAATAAATATTTATTAATTAACTTAAAAACAATTTAAAATGGCTAACGTTATTTCTGTTACCGCAGTTGCCACTCCATCAGAGGGCAAATTAGCTGCAAATGCTGCTCGTGTAATTAATGTAAAAAACATCTTAGGTATTAAATCTGCTACTAATGCTGCTTTCCCTGCTGCTGTTACTGCAATTACTTACGCTTACAATGAAGACAACGCTTTAAAATCTGGAGATTTCTGGGTTACTGAAACCGCTGCTGCTCTTGTAACTGCATCAAACGCTTAATACTAATTGGTATTAAAAAGAAAAGGGAGGCTAAACAGCTTCCCTTTTTTTATTCTCTTCATTTATCTCCTCTACCATTCGCTCAACAGCATCTCTAAAATCCTGTATGTTATGGTAAGTAGCCTCTGCATCTCCCTCAACAATTAATGTAGATAAGAAGTCAAAGTTCTTTACAGCGTTTCTTACCACCTCATTAACCTCTCTTATCGTTTTCTCTCTTTCTTTCTTCTGTTTTATTAAAACTGACTTCTTTATCTTCATAATTTAATTAGATTAAAACGGCAAATCGCTTGAGCTAGATTGGCTGTTGGTATCAACCCCTTTGTTTGCATTCCAAGTATTTAATACAGCGGTATGCGTTCTTCCTTTTTCATCAACCTCTCTTTTTTTCAATAGGTCAATATTAACCCATCCATTGTTTTGATGTTGTTTAAAGAACTCTACTAAATCGTCTGTTTTAATAGATAGCTTTAAGATGTCGCCATAGGCTGTTTGTTGGGTCTTAATAAAAATCCCATTAACATAAGTCTTTTGTTGTTGTTCACTCATAATATAATCATTTAAAATTTATATCCAAATCTAAGTATAATAATTGTAAATTGCAAATAAATTAAAAAATATTTTTTGTTTGTTGTAATTATCGAATATTATTTGTATATTTGCGTATCGATACGAGCGGAAAATCGGATTGATGTCTGATTTAATGTATATATTGATAAGATATTAACCCTTAATCCATAAGTTTTCCGCTCCTTATGTATTGAGGGTTTTCTTTTTTTTTAAAGAATTTCCGAAAGTTGGTGCATACATACTTTTCAAAAATGTGTTCGGTTTATTGTAGTACTGCAATATAGCCCGTAAAAAAAAACGAGGTAACTCAAATAGTGCAATAGGTGCTTATACAAAAAATCCAGCTCTACTTCAAGCCAAGTAACTGGTACTGCATTCCTTTAATTAGGTCAACCGTATAAGTAAACGAAAATGCCCTTACATTAATTTAATAGTTAATGTAGAATACATAAGAAGGGGGGGTCGCAGACGGAACTACTATTGTTGCTAGATATTAATAAAGGGTTTAATATAGATGCTAAGTTAGTTTGATACTAATGCAGTATAATGGCTCTGCTATTTTTAAATCAATAAAGTTATTAACAATATAATATGGAAAACGAACTTAAAATAAAGAAAGCTACTTATAAAAATAAGAAACTAAAGAAGTGTAAAAAATGCGCTAGGTGCGGATGGATTATTGAAAGTGGTACTGTTGCTACTCAATGGAATAGTATAAACATATACACCCACATTAAATGCAAAAACTAACCTTGCCCCTTATTTTTCTTTTTGTAAAGCTTAGATGTTTTAAGTTGACTAGATTTGGTTTTAGCGTGTACGCCCTTTCTATTAACTTTTTTCTTTTCTACTTTCTTTACTACTGATTGTGTTTTAGCTTTTGCCATATCATATAATATATAACACAAAAATAAATAAAAAAAAGCCCACCTTTTTGGTGAGCTGATTTATGGAAATTTATTTAATTAAGATTTTTTTACACTTACGCTTTTATAAGTTTTAGTTAAAGTTCCTAATTTTTTACCTGATGTAGATTTAAAATCTTCTACTGTTCCCACTTGTTTCCCCAACATTGGTTTTGTTGTTTTAACAACCTTACTTACTGGTGTTCCTTTAGTTTTCATATTTTTATTTTTTAATAGTTTTTTCTTTTAAGATTTTTCTAACTAAATCCATATTCTCTAATACTTTGTATTGAGCAGCATCATCACTTTCATTATCTCTAATCAATAATCTTTTCTTTACAGTAGCATAATCCTCTTTAGACATTTGAGGTCTTGAAGGAAGTAAGAATTTGTTTTTTTCAGTATAAGCACCATAAGATACTTTTTCTTCTTCTTTTGGTTTAGCCTTGTAACCTTTAACCTCTACTTCTTTTAAAGTACCTCCATCAATAGTTTTATCCTTAGATACTTTTAATGTAGAAGCTACAATAGCACTTCCTTTGGTTTTTTTAGGTTTAGGGTCTGATTGATTTTTTGCCATTATTATAATTTTAAATAATTAATATACAAAGATAAATAATTATTAAACTATATTTTTGGTATGCTTAAAGATATAGATAAATTCTTTGGTGGCTCTACGTTTCGCAATAAATCTTTAATTACGACCGTATTATTCCAGCGATTTAGACCGTACACCTGTGAGCATAGTATGGCTGTTTTGTCAAATGTATGGAAGTGTATCTCAAATATTAGTTGAGCTAACATATCTGGGTTTCCGTTGTTATATTCTTCAACAGCCTTTTTAGTATAAGGGTGCATCATAACATATTCAACACTTTGTTTAATATTCATAGTTTTATTTAGAATGGTTATAAATTATACAAATGTATGCAAAACTTTTTGATATTACAAAATTAATTCTTACCTTGCGCTTATGTTAAAATATTAAACACCAAGTTATGAACAAGAAAGTGAAAGATGTACTACATTCAGTACAAACAATATCTGCTCTAGCAAACTGCATTATCATAGAACATCAAAACGATTTAATTGATTCGAGGTTTAAAATACCAGTATTAAATCAAAAAGCAAAACGCATTAGAGAGTATAGCGAAGATATTAAAAAAGCATTTGCAGCATTTACCGTTGTTAAGGATGAGGAGTATATGGAGTATGAACATAGCTCTGCAATGCACAGGCTGTTTAAATGGTTTGCTCTCCTAGATGCAGAACAAATAAACAGCTATATGGATGAATTAGAAAACATAGATAAGAAATCAACAGAATTAATTAATAAATCAGCAGAAATAATATTTGAATAATATGCTAACAGACGAACAGATAATTAAAAAATATGGTAAGCCTAACAAAACTGGTGCTGGCTACCTAACAAGAATACAATTACCGTACCCTATGTTCCTAAATTGGAAAACATCAGAGTATGTAAATAGCTTTGAATGCCACAAGCTGATAAAAGAGCCATTAACAAATGTGTTTAATGATTTATTAAAGCATTATGGTTTAGCAGAGATTAAAAGGCTACAATTAAACGATTTTGGAGGCTGTTTTAATTATAGGCTAATGAGAGGTAGTAAAACTAAACTTTCAAGGCATAGTTGGGGTATAGCAGTCGACCTAGACGTTGACAGAAATATGCTCCACGAAAACAAAACCACAGCAAGGTTTGCTAGAATTGAATACAAGCCTTTAATGGATATATTTTATAAGCATGGGTTTATAAACTATGGGATAGAGCGAGATTTTGATTTCCAACATTTCGAAATCGGTCATTAAAGATGCACTTTGAGATTGGAATATAAATGAAATATATATTTTAGTAAAAATTATGTCTTTAAGAATTAGAAAAACAGGAGAAATTTTATGTGCTGCAAACACACAGCCAATGGAGGGCGATTGTTATATAGATGATAATATACATTATTATTTATCAGTAATGACAGAAGCTATTACAGCAAGTGAAAATCATAATGAAGATAATCTTTGGTTTTGGAATATTAAACCAGATATGTTACAACATCATTTTGAAATTGAAAAATTTAAAAACAAAATATAAAATATGAAAGATACACTTATGAATGTCGAGGATAATATTACTCTTGCTTGCCTAAATCCAAATGAAAAGTTAAATATTCCATCTTATACAACTGATGCAGACCATAGGTGTTTATTTGGTTTTACTTTAGATGGATATGTTGGTATAGGAATACCTGCTACAACCAAAGAGTTACATATTTATAAAAATAATAATATTATGGAAAAAGAAATAAAATACTTTAAATTGTCTTTATGCAGTTATATTGAAAATATAATTGAAAAGATACACGAATTAGAAACAACAGAAGCTCTCATACAAGAGATAGAAAAGTATAGAGATATACTTAAAAAGGCTAGAGAGTTGTAACTAATAGCTATACGCTCGTTTTAATGGCGTATAGGTATAGTTATAATTTAGACTAATTCCAAATACCAAATAATACTTGCAAAGTAATTATTAATTCCTACATTTGTTTATGGAAAATTTAATGTACAGAATACAAGCAATAAAAAACGAATTGCCAAACGCAACTTTCGATAAGTATGATGGCATAGTAACAGAAGAGGATATTATAGTTGACTTGAACCAGTCTATTGGTTTAATAGAAGAATACTACAATGGTTTTGACAACCTAAACCCTAACGCAAAAGATTACATTAACTGCGCTTTCTTTGGAAGTTACGAAGATGCGTTTAACAATATATAAATATGGAAACATCAATAGAGTGGTTATTAAATGAACTAAAAAGAATGCAATACTTTATAGGCAATGATATGTTAGAAGCATATAAACAAACTAAAGAAATACATAAGCAAGAGATTATAAAAGCAGCTCAATGGATGCCAAAACCATACGACAACATTGAGTTTTTACCAGAATTAGCAGAGCAGTATTACAAAGAAACATACGATAAATGAAAATAACCACAATAACACTTTTAATAAGTCTGTTTTGTGTTAGTCAAATTAAAAACAACAAGTACAAATACAAGCAGCTACCAGACATAATAACAGAAGAAAAGCTGTTAAGCTATATTAAACAACTAAAGATTGCTCACCCAAAAATAGTAATAACACAAGCTAAATTAGAGAGCGGAAACTTTAAGTCAAGTATATTCAAGAGCAATAGGAATATTTTTGGTATGCGCTTCCCAGAGAAAAGAAAAACAACAGCAATAGGTGTAAATAAAAATCATTCTGTTTATTCATCGTGGAGGAAGTCCGTTGAAGATTATAAAATATGGCAAGACACATACGCTAAGAAGTACAAGACAAAAAGGCAATACTTAAAATATTTAGCATTGTACGCAGAAGATAAAAACTACGTAAGTAAAATACAAAAAAACCTAATGTAATATGTTAAAGTATATTTGGCACATAATAATAGACGCAAAGAAGTTTAAGGTAGTAAGCCCATACTACACATCTAAATTGATGACTTATTCAGAAGCAAACTTTATGAGGCATATTACTCCTAACGCAATAATTAAACACATCAAATGACAAAAGAATTATATATAGCTCACTTTGAAGCACAAAATGGAGAAGAAATACTTTATCAGTTCTATTTAGAGAGGTTTGATAGCACAAAACATAAACCTTTATTAGATAAAGTAGATTTTTTACATAAATTAAAATTGCTTATGGATATAAGGGGCTGTTTTGAAATGGCATTTAATTATTATAATAATAAGTTTGATATTATAGTTGTAACAGATAAAGATAAAACATTCTTAAAATAGTGAGCTACTTAGATACAACCTTTCAGTATTATCCTGCTAATATCAAACAGACTAAACCTATTGGCTCTATATCGCTTTTAAGCTATTTAAACGCAATTAAACATCCAAAGGAAGAAATACTGGCTGTATTCAAAAAGATTGAACTAGCGAGCTTAAATGGCGATTTAAAAGAAAAAGCAAGGCTTAAAAGTAAGTTATACTATTTTACTCCTTGTATTTATAGCGATGGTAATGGTAGAACATACGAAAATATAACATCTTGGACTGGATTAATGGTTATAGATTTTGACGGACTAGATAAAGATTTTGCTGTTGAATTTAAGCAATACCTATTTGAAACTTATGACTTTATGGTTGCTGTATTCTTATCTGCATCTAAAAAAGGCATTAAGTGTATAGCTAGAATACCTGTTTGTAGTACAATAGATGAGTTTAAGGCTTACTTCTACGGACTTATGGATAACTTCCAGTACTACCAAGGGATAGACTTCACATCTAAGAATTGCGTGTTAGCTAACTACCTTACCTATGACGAACAACTGCTCTACCGATTAAACGCTAATGTATGGGATAAAAAAGGATTGCAGTTAAATGAGTTTAGCACTAAACCACTAACAGAATATAAGCCTATTGAAAACATAACAGAAGATGATGCTAAATGGTGTGTAAACATAATAACAAACATCATTAACAAAATAACAGACAACGGTCATGGTCAAGTGGTAGCAGCATCAAGCCTAATAGGCGGTTTTGTAGGCTCTGGATATATAAGTAGGTCAGATGCAGAGTATGCTCTCCAAAACATCATTCGCTCCAACCAATACTTATCAAAAGGAACAAACGGATATATAAAGACAGCAATGACAATGTTAGAAAAGGGGATAAGCTCTCCAGTATTACTAGATAAACACAAATAAATAAGTGTTTTTCACGCAAAATAAGTATTATTCATAAAATAAAGAAAAATAACAATGAAAGCAATATTAGAATTTAACCTACCAGAAGAAGATGTAGAGTTTCAAACTGCAAACAATGCAGGTAAAATGAAGTCCGTTTTATTGGAAATGGATAGGTGGCTAAGGTACAATATTAAACACGCACCAGATACTATGAGTAGTGATACTTATGAAGCATATCAAAAATGCAGAGATTATTTTTATGAATTATTAAATTTAGAAGGAATAAATATTGATTAATATGAAAAACATAGATAAAAGATTTTTAAGGGATGATATAAAGACTTATAAAAGGAAGTTTTACCTTATCTGCTCCCCTTGTTATTTTGAAATTATTAAAACTAATATAATATGAAAAGTACAAAAATAGAATGCACGTCGTTATTTAATAATTCAAGAAAAATAAAAATATCTATACCAAAAGAATTATTGAAAGAGAAATATATAAGATACTTAAATAAAAGAAGAAGAAAAAAACTTCCAGTAAAAGAAGATTTGAAATTAATAGCTTTTGTAAGACAAGCATTTTACTGTCAATATATATGGGGTTTTCAAAGAGAAATGAGAGATAAATTAGTTAGTGAATTTTTTTAATTAAATTTGGTAATCTAACAACTTATTTGTATATTTGGATTATAGAATAATTACCTAATAGTGTAATGGTAACACAACAGACTTTGATTCTGTTATTCATAGTTCGAGTCTATGTTGGGTAACCAGTAAAACGTACCTATACGCTTACCATAAGAACAGCCAATAGGTCTTTTTAAAATAATTGTAGTGGCGGAAGGATTGGGGTGTCCCCAGTCGTGGTAGACGCTATTATTAACTGAAGGTGGTAAGGGGTGGCACAGCCTTATAAAACAACTTGGTGACCCTGTTACAGGTTCGAATCCTGTCTACAATTTAAAGCTTAGGGTAAATCCTAGGCTTTTTTAGTTTAGTCCGTTATAATCCAACAGACCATAACAAGTCATATATCCAAAAATACATAGTATAGTGCATTATATAACACATTAACACGAATTTTTAAACATAATAACAAATATGCACCAAATTAGTGCATTATATCACACTTATTCGTATAATCGTAACAATAATTCGCAAATAACAAATCCGAATAACAACAGACTTCTTTACAAAATTTGTAACAAAAATAATAATAATTCGGGGGTTAAATAATTTATTGTGGTTATATAGGATGGGTAAAAATATTGTATGGTTATATGGACTGGGGGTTATACCTACCAAACAACCCACTCCCCTCTCAAAGATAACCCGATTTCCCTAACCCCGCCCCCCTACACGTTCCGTTTCACTTGCTCGCCTGTTAGCTATCTGTTTACGCTACGATACACAAAAAGATTTGTCGCTTCATTAGCTTACTTGTATTGCCTTATCATATACTAACTGCATATAATTATCTCTTTTCTTTTCGCTTCGCTTAGAGGGCTTTATTTATATATATGTAGCTAATTTATCTTATGACAATTCTATGACAAATGTTTTAACTATTGTTCTTACTATTGTATGGCGATAGCAATGAAGCAAAATCGCAATACTAAAAATATTAGCAATTATGAAAAAGATTAATGAACTAAAGAAAAACGACTTTTTTAAACGTAAAGAAGGAGCTAAAAAAGTATTTATTGTAAAAGGTTATTGCCGCACAAATAAAGCCTATGAATGCCAAAACTGGGATGATATAAGCGACTTTATATACCTAAAAAAAGGCAAGGATGTTTTTGTAAACTTTGAATATTAATATATATATGAAAACAATCAACAAAAATATTGATATATTCAATAACGAGGCTGAGGCCATTAGGGCGTTTAATAAATCAAAAGTTAAATGTCAATTATTAAAAAGCACATTAGGGCATTACTTTATAGATAGAGGTTTTGAGGCTCTTGAGGCGTGGCCAACAAAATATAAACTTTTAAAAGAAAAATAATATGCAACAACTAGAACTATTAGCATTTTGCTTTGCGCCCTTTGTGGCTCTTATATTGGTAGCTGTATTTATAGATTATATGGCTAACAAGTCCGACAAATATTAATTAAATTATAAACTTTAAAACTTAGACACATGACAACACGTAAACAACAAATTGAAACCGAAATAGCTTTTATTTATGACCTGTATTTATCGCAAAGAAAATTAAAGGATAAGTATTTAAAAATATATGTTCAAAATCCTAACGGACTTAATGAATTTATACTTGATAGGATAAATAAAAGTATTAAAGATTATATTCAAGACATTAAAACTTTGTACGCTAAAAACAACAAGCTTAATTTAGATATTGACAAAGATATATATCAAAATATATTTGGGCATACAGAGCATGTAAGCAATAATTTTTATTTGAATACTTATTCTTAATTAAACAGACCAAACACCTTACAAAGCTTGCATTTTGCAGGCTTTTTTTATGCCTTATATTCTGTTATTTGTTGAGCATATAATATAAATTAACATTACTTTCTTATCTTTTTAGAATTAGAATAACAATCATCATTAATATAATTTTGCATTATTGGGCATCTTTTATTATATCCATAAGGATAAACGCTGTTTAATTCTTTTATCCAAAACAATTCACGCTCAAGTAGTATTTTTTCGTCTGTTATTCTTTCTATAACTTCCATTTTAATATTATTAACGTCTTTTATTAGTCTAATAACACCTTTTTTATTATTAAGGTTCTTATATCCGTTAATTCTTCTTAAAACGTGCTTAGAACTTCCAACGTATTTTTTTCCGTTTGATAAGTCTGTTAAACAATAAACACCAGCAAACATCTCAATACTTTTTTGATACCTTAATAAACCACCTTTTTTAGGTTTAAAATATTTAATACCGTCTTTAATAATTATTTCTTTCATACTCAAATTTAACTAAAATATGTTTATTGTTTTTAATCTATAAACCCGTGTAAACGCTTCATTTTGGCACTTTTTGCCCTTAAATTAGGCTATATTTTGGCTGTTTTATTGGCTGTTTTGTCTTACTTACTCCTTTTTAATGCTTTACCTGTTTTACTACCTACGTTTAAACCACTTTAAAAGCACATTTTGTTTTTTGGTTTGGTTGTTTTGTCGGTGGAATGCGTCATTTAGGGGGTTTTTGGTGTTTTAGTGGTTGATTTATGTATGTTTAGAAAGTTAGAATAACCTCTTTTAATAACCTTAATTTATTGTTTATCGGGACTAAATAACTTTGCCCTTCCCTTTGTTGCTTGATTTAAAGCCTTGTGTTGGCTTAACTTTATTAAGTTGATATGTTATAACCTTTTATGTAGTTATTTCCTTATAACTTACTTAACTGCTTAATAGTGTTTAGTTGTTTATTATGTTATACATTATTACTTGTTATTCTGTTATGTTACTCTTTACTGTTTCACTACTATACGGTGAGCTTATGAGTATATACATCCCTATTTTAACTACTTTTGTCATATTAATGTCATTAGATAAAATAAATTCTTTGTTATTAAATTAACCTTTGTACTATTGTAAACGAAAACAAAACAATTATTAATTATTTAAACTTTAAAACAATGAAACACTACATTACAGTTCGCCAAAACGATAAGCAATTAATAGGCTCTGACTTTACGATTATTATTAATTCAAATCTAAATTATTTAGGCGCTGGAAATATTAGAAAATATTTTGAGGCTATGCAGAAAAGAATAGATAATTTAAAAACTATTAAACCATTTTTAAATAATGGAGGCTTAACAATACATTACGAAAGATAAAAACAAATATGACAATTCTATGACAATTAATTAAATTATAGTCCTTACTATTGCATTATCAAATTAATTATTAACAATTTAAACAAAAAACAAAATGGCAAATTTAGTAAATTTTAACAAAGGTATTATAAACGATGGCGGTGCTAGTTACAATATGTTGACTGGCGAATTTAACCCTAATCATGGCTTTATGGTAAGCATTAAGGGGCATGAAAAAACATATAATACCGACAAAAATAGTTTTAATTATGAGATAGCCGACTTTATTAATGGCAAAGCAATTTTATTACTATCGGGCATATCTGAAAATTATGATAAAATATTTTTGGGCGGGTGGATAGATAATGGCTTGTTATATTTAGACGTATCTTTTTTAGTTGATACAGAAACGGAAGCTATTAAAATGGCTAAAGATAACGAGCAATTAGCTTATTTTAATAATACAAATAAAGAAACTATTTACATTTAATCAATTTATATAAACATAATTTAAAAACAAATAAAATGAAAGCAAAAATTGTAATATCAACTGGCCCTTATGGCTTCGGACACGACTGGAATTTAGTAATAAATGAAACAGATAATTATTACTTAGGGCAAGACGTTAAGTTTTGCAATAGGGTATTGGGCATGAGTCCTTCGTATATAGTTGAGCAGATAGGCTCTAGTGATATAGAGAAGCCAATAGTTAATAAAAGGCTTGCAATGTTTATTATTAATCAATTAGAATTAACGCCTAAAAAATTAAAATCTTTAAATAAATGGGATTTATGCGCACAATAGAAAAACACAAAGATATTATTATAGCTACTCTTATAGTAATTGTAGTTTCAATACTTGTTTATCCCTTAGCCTTTTGGCTGTAATAGGTGAGCAAACCAACTAATTTATAAACTTAATTAAAAACAAAATGAAAACTTATTTTATTAAATCAACACATGATATTTATGTTGATGACTACAACAAAGGAGAACTTGAAAACGTTAATTTTTATACTAATGAAAAACGTATTACAGGAAATAATGCAAAAGAAGCAATAAGTAAATATTTTCAAAATACATTATATTTAAGTTTTGAATTTGAATATGCGCAAGTTGATGATGAATATAAAAATGTATTACATTATTCTAATTTAGTTGACGAAGAAAATAGCGAAGCTTCAAAAGGAGAGATTGAGCTTTGGAAAAAGGGCAAATATAAATTATATTCTGATAATACAACTTTAGAGATATACGAATTAAACGAAGTAGAAATTTAAAAACAAAAGCGCAATGAAAAAACTATTAACACTTATCTTACTATTAACAGCCCTTACAGTATCGGCTAAAGATAAACCAAAACAATTAAAAGATACAGTTATTAAGTCCGTTACGTATAAACTATATGAGGGGAGCAGAGGTGGTAGATACTACCTTAAAACATCCAAAACAAATAACGTTTACAAAGTGTACATTAAAAATAAATAACATCATGAATACAACGCAAAATATAAATGATATAGATGATTTATTTCTATACCCCGAATTAATACCCGAACAAGTACAAAATATTTTAGACACTAGAGATTACGAATTATGCGGCTACAAAGAACTTGAAAGGATTAACAATGAATTAACTAAAATAGGATATGAGTTTGATTACGGATTAGATGCAGAGCCATACTATTTAACAAAAATTAAAAACTAAAAACAAAATGATAACAAAAGTAAATAAAGGCGTTTGTCAATGGAGAGCAACTAATAACAAGCCTAGTTTTTTTGTAAACTGGCAGGAAAACGGACAAAATAAATATCAATTCTTTTTTTCAGTTAGTGGTATGTATGATTTATTTAACAAATTAAAACAAAATGATTAAGAAATTTTTAAACAAAAAACTTAATGCTGTGGACTTACTATTCATAGCATTAAGCTACACATTACTACTAATGATAGTTTTAATGTTGGCTTATATAGCATCATTATAAGGAGAGCAAATAAAATAATTATAAACAATTAAATTAAAAGAAAATGAAAATAACTAAAAACAACAAAGATTTTATTGACTGGATAAACTCCGATAACGTGGTAAAATTAGACGAAAACACTTATGTAACCCAATGCAATTTATATAGAATAAAGTTTGATATAGACAGCTTATTTGCATATTTTAAAAAAGAATATTTATAATTAGTAATTAACAAAACAATAAATTAAATTTGAAAATCAATTAATCATTACAAAATTAAACATCATGCAACACAAAACATTTTACATCAACAAAACAGCAAATAATCACGTTAACGAATATATTAATAGTGATGGCGACCACTATTCAGACTTAATTTCATACGGCAAAAGGGTTGCAAGTTATAACCATAAAGAAAACGAAATGTCTGTTTATGGTTGGTTTAGTCAGACAACAGCAAAACATATTAATTCATTTTTAGAATTTTATGGTTTTGATAAATGCAGTAAAAAACAATTTCCAAATTATAAATAAAAAACAAAATGAAAACAACAAAACAAGTACAAGCGCAAATAGACGCATTAAAAGAAAAAGTAAACAGCATTAAAGCTGAATTAGAAAACGAAATTTATGAGATATGTGAGCAATTAGATTATGTAGACAGTAGTGTATTTAGTTATAACATAGATAATTTAAAAAGGTTTAGTAATAACTTAAATGAATTTAAAATAAAATAACATTATGAATCCAGAAATAGAAAAAGCAAAACAAGTATTAAGAGATGCAGGTTATTTTGTAGATAATCTTTGGCACATAGAAGATGTACAACAGAACTATAATTGTACAGATGAACAAGCTATGGAAGTTTTAGAAGGTGCATTAACAAATGATTATAGTCAACAACAGATTTTTGAGGCAATAGATGATTCAGCAGAATATATGGGTTTAACAAGAAAAGAAGATTAATTATGAAACCAATATCATTACAAGATTATGCAAAAGCAGTAGGTTACAAAGGAAAATATCCTACAACTTTAGAACAAGTGCAAGAATACGCAGAAGATTTTTTAGATTGGACTATTTGGGATTATCCTTTGGAAGAATTAGAGTATTGTAAAGAAAACGAACTAAACGTTATTTTAGTAGAAACAGATTTAGGTTTAAGACTTTGTGAAATTTAAAAATAAAAACAAAATGAAAATGACAACACAAGAATTAATATTATGAAAGAATTAGCAGTACTAATTACCATTATTTTTTTCGGGATGTACAGAACACATAAAGATTATAAAAATTTTAATAAGAAATGAAATGAAAAACAAAACAGAATACCAACAGACATCAATAGCATTTATGATAGTTTCTTTGCTTATAGGAGCTATAACAGTTGCAATGTTTTTTTTAAAAGATTTAATTCATATATTAGCAATAGTTAATGGAGTGTTAATCTTATTAGATTGTGGCTTATTAATGAAACTTATTCAACAGCATTTAAACCAAAAAGATTATTTTATAAAATGAAAACACATAATGTATTAAACGTGGAACTCTATCCGAACTTCCATAAATGGTTTGTAAACTCTTATATTAGTCTGTTTGCTAATACACAGGTGAGCGAAGGTGATGTAGTAAAATACAACGGAGAGCAATACCTATTAACAGCCAAAAATGTTATTGATAACATAACAAGTCAGAAAGCATCCTCTTGGCTAGTGCAAAGTAGAGAACATCCATTTATCAAAAAAGAAACTAACTATTACGAATTTAAAATTCAAAAGATATGATTAACGAATTTGAATATCAAGAATTATTACCATACACTAAACAAATAAACAAGTTTACCAATATGGTACAGTCAGAAAAGCTAAGACCAGTAGCTAAAAGAGTATTAATGTATATAGCCAACATAAGTGAGTGCCAATCATCCCAATTTATTGAGCAATACTTTTCCAATATGGATATGCGTATTATAGAGCCTAAAGTATTATTTAACGATTTAAACAGAAAATAGATGAAAGAAATAGAAATGTATCTTATATCTCTTTTGGCTGTGTTGTTATTGGTAACGATAATCTGGGGAGCAAAACTATCATCTCCTATCTTATCTAGCGCAATAGTTCTAACTCTACTAGGAATAGGTGTAAACAAATTTGTTTATGAATTTAGGAGGATAAAATAATATATGGCAATAATACTAGGAGTATATGTAATTTATTTAACAATAATGTTTTACTTAAAAAAGAAATATGATTAACCAGTAAGCCATCACAATTAAGTTTGTGGTGGTTTTTGGCTTATAAGTGGTTTAACTTATATCCTTTGCTCCTCGCCCAAATATCATCACTCTCAATTTTAGTATGACAGCCACGACAAACAGCCATAAAAATACTTACATCGCACAAATGATGCGCTCTCGGCTTTCGGTGATGCAAGTCATTAGCAACCCTACCACAACCACTAACTTCACAAATAGGATTACCACTCATATAAGCATCCCTTAACATCCTATACTCCTTTAGTTTTCCTAGCATCTTATCTGATACACTTTTAATGCGTTTTGCGGAACTTTTAGTTGTTTTGGATATATTGTATGGTTTGTCATTAGAAACTTCGTTAGAAGCCTTTATTTTAAGCCAACAAGTTTTACAGCTGGGTGGGTTTGCTTTCCATAGTATTGTCTGTTGTTTACAAGTTGAGCAAGTCTTTAGTTTAGGTTGTATCATATAGTAACAAATTTAATATAATAAAGTCAATATTTTTATATATATTTGCAGAACTTAAAAAACGCATTGTATTTTTACTTACCTTTGTATTGCAAATCATTTCAATAACATTAGTAAGTAAGTTAAAATATTATAAAGTAACTTCAACCCCCACCTTACTTATGTTTATGGTTTGCACTCTTCACATAGGGGGCGGTTACTTTTTCTTAAAGTATCTAAACTTCTAGTAAACTCTAGTTGGTTCAGGTAAACGCCACTATAAGGATATACAATATAACGTTTCAATCGTTAGCTTTATCAATTTGCTTTCCCCCTATTGTATTTTTGTGGCACAATCAAAATATTAATTGATAGGGGGGGGGTAGTTACATACAGAATAATCTAAATACAATCATTAGTATTAATACAAATAGGCTGTTGTTTGATAAGTTCAAAACAGACAAAAAAAAAGCCTAACTTAATAGGCTCTTTTACTGCAATCAACTATTTACCTGCTATAAACGTAGGCTGTGTACCTATACTACTAACCCTTACTTGCTGTCCGTAAGACCTTGAAGCATCTTTCTTAATAGAATTAACCATAACAAAGTGGTCAATAAAGGAATCATTAACACCTACCTTATCTGCTATATAACCATAGCTGTATCTTTTCTCTAAATACTTTTCTATCACCTCGTGTACATCCTGTGGCATCTGCGAGTATTTATCTTTGTTGCTTACAGAGGTATCTTTCTTAATGTTATCCCACCTTTTATCTGGGTCAGACTTACCCATTACTTGCTCTGGGTTTTGTATAAAGAATGAAATCAACTCGTAATGATGTCTGAATTGCTTGTTAAATCTATATTCATCTTCGCAAGTTTCTAGTGAGTGTAGTCCAGTAGTATGGTCTTTACCTAAGTACCAACAAGCTAAAGAATAACTTTTTCTAAACTTATAATTTCTAACTAATATGTTGTGAAATTGGTAATGAACTATCATTACTCTAGCCTTTACTATTTCTGCTTTCCTAGAGGAGGAGAGCAAATCATCTATCTCCACCCCTAAAAACAAACAGACTTTTTCTGCTACGTTAATTATATCTTTAATTTCTTCTTCCGTAAACTTATCTTTAGTGTATCTCATATTACTTACTTACAAACTTATAAAAACTCAATACTAAATCAATAGTGTTATTCTTAACTACATCCTCTACTGTTGCACTACTCTGGAAGTCTTTACCCTCTGGTGTGTCTTTAAATGCTTTCTGTTGAGCTATTAAATCTTTTACAGTAGATAGGCTCTTATGCTTCTTTAATGTTTCTAAAGCCTTTGTTTTCCTTTCATCTGGTTTGTCAAATGATTTACTAGGTTGGATAGCAGTTGGTGTTACTTTATTTACAGGTTGAGCAGATGTTGTTTGTGGTTTTTGACTATCTGCATCTGATTCTGTTTCATCAATTAAAAACAGACCATTTAGAGCATATTTACGAGCATAACTTGATGCTGTTCCTGTTGTCTGTTCTGATGACATTCCTTTATGCTCACCTAGTTCAGCGTATCCATGCACTACCCTAACTTTATCTACGCTTGTTAATTCAGCCTCGGCACATAAAAAATATTTATTACCAACAGACATAATACTGTCGCTTAATGTTAATACTAAATCATATTTTAAAAGTAATGGTTTAACTGCTTCTAAAATATCTTCTGATGAACGATATTTATAATTACCAAATTTATTTAAGTTACCCTTTGGTACTTTTAATTCATTTTGAATTTTAACTAATAATTGTTCCATAATCTTATTTATTTTTTAATGTTTGCAATATTTTGTTGGCTAATACGGCTGCTTCTTTTGAAGTCTTAATACCAAATAAATCACTAAACCACACATCAATTATTGGACTGTTCTTATAATATATACGATGAACACCAGTATTTTTGTTTTCCTTATGAGGTTTACCTAATAATAATTTTAAATCTTCCATATTGTTTTAATTTTAATGTTTACAAATGTAATGCTTTATAAACATATATGCAAATTTATTTTAAAATAATTTATTTGTATAGCTTAACACTAAAGAAATCTCTCTTACCATCTGCTTTTCTAAAAATAACCTTTCCACCATCAAAATCTAAAACCTCTGCATCACCCATAATGTTTAGTATATTGTTCTTAGCAAGCTGTTTTAACTCCTCGTGTTGCTTTATCATTTCGTGTGCGTTGTTATAGTCTAATAAGAACTGAAAGTCGCTCTCATCACCTAATATTGAGCCGTTAGAGTTAGGGTTAAGTTCTCTGTATAATGCTTGCTCATCTTCTAAGGCTGATACTTCTGGGCTTATATCTTCTAGCATTCCTAAGTATTGCTCTCTCTCGCTTTCTGTCTGTGATAAGTTGATTAAATCTACTAACTGTTTTCCTGCTATACATAGGTGAGCAAACTTATCAACCTCATAAGCTATACTCTCCGCAAGCAAACTATCATACTCTACTTCTATAACCTTAAATTGAACACCACTAATAAGCACAGCAAATACTGCAACTTTAGTTTCTGACAACATCATTTGTGATTGTAGTTGAGCACGATAAGACTCAGTTAATCCGTTATTCCATAATTTGTAATATGCGGATTGAGTGGTTTTCAATTCAATAGGCGTTAATTCTTCATATAATTTACCTGTAAAAGGTGAATAAGTTTTTCCATTATGCAATCTATCAATAGAACAAAACATATTAGGATATTTATCATTCAATAAAAAAAAATTAGCTTTTTTAGTCTTGCGTAGCTTAATGTCTTGCTCTACATTAGCAAGGAATACATCTTGGTCGTGTTGCCAGCTCTCCCACATACTAGATACAACTGGCTCTAACAAATGCCCAGCAACACTACTTTCTGTTCTCCATTCCGTAGAGTGTCTGCCTATAACGTGCTCAAACAACCTTTTTTTACACTTCCATTTGTTTACACCTAATATAGTACCTACATCAGAAGCTCCAAACCTAACAGTATCTAAGCTACCAAAACCTTCAACAGACCTTCTTTGTTTAAGCCACGCCTCGTGTCCTTTGTTACTCCATTTAATTTTCTCTATCATAATTTATGTTATCTATAAGTTTAAATCCTTCTAAACCCTCTGGAATTAACCTTCTAATCAATAAGGTAAACTCCTTTATTTCTTTGTCTGTTTTGTTCTTCATTACCCCTAGTGTGTATAACCTATTCCACAAAATGAGTGAGTTTCCGTATTTTACCATAACTAAAAAGGTGCTTCTTCGTCATAAGATTTTATAGATATATCTGCAAAATGTTTCAACTGCTCTGGTTCTTTGTAAGCCATACTCTTATTGAAATCACTTCTCATATCTCCACATCTAAATCTTTTACTGCCATACTGCTCATATAAGGTGTGCGTATCTACATCGTAAAACAACTCAAAGTAACCAACCATGCCAGTACCTATTGGCTTTGTTTTTTGGCAGAAAACCCACGTTGCATTCTCTGGATAGGTGTGTCCTGTTTTCTTATTAACAACTCCGTATGGTGGTCGCCATATACCAATCATTTGATAGCCTGCTCTCCAGAAACTCTGACCGCCAGCTAACTTACTTGGGTGTGGTTTAGGGCTGTACTCTATGCCTGTGTCCTTATCTACAATCAATTCATCTCCTGCAAGGTGAGCAACCAATATAGTGTGTAAGTTCATTTTCTTAGATGCTGCATTTATAAAACTTAGTGTACTCAATACATAGTCTTGTATCTGCTTTCTATCATCTTCAATCTCCCTATCTAATAAGTTAAAGGGGTCTATACATAACACATCAACAGAAGTCTTATATTCTATTTGTGCTAAATGTACTTGATTAAATATGTCTTTAACAGTAAACCTTGACAGACCATCCTTATTAAACGGACTGTGTTCTAGTATAACAAAGTGCTTATTAATGAAGTCTAAGGCTGTTTCTATTTCTTTGGTAGTTATCTTATAAGCTCCCCTACCATACATCTTCTTACCAGAGTAAACCTGTATCAAGTTCCAAACTATATCTTTCTTACTGCCTGTTTCAGGTGAATAAATACATACGTTAAGCCCTAAGTTCTTAGCAAGGTGCATCAACATCTCATTAACAATAAGTGTCTTTCCTTGCGCTGGGTGCGAGTAGATATAAGATGTATAACCTCTTTTAAAACTAATAAAACTATCACCACAATCCCAACCGCAACTCCAACCTTTTGAAAATACTTCGTTTTGAGATGCTAAAACTTCATCCTTAAATTCATTAGCTTTAAAATATTTCTTCATTGATTACATTAATTTTAAACGTTTAGCTTCTTTAATTAAAGCTTTTATTTCTTTGTTCATTCCATATTGCCACGCTTTTTTCTCTATCAACTCGTGCTTAGTTTCTCTTTGTTTTTCCTTTGTATAATCTAAGAAGTACTCTAAGTTTTCAAAGTCAAACTTACTATCTAAATTAACACAATCGCATATATGACCGAAAGGATGTGATAAACTTTCACTATTTTTTTTTAAATTTTTATCTACAAAAATAGATAATTCAACATTATCTGTGTATAGTGTAACGGTGTAGTCTTTTACTTTTTTTTCCATAATCTTATTTGTTTCTAATTAAATACGTTTGTATTTCATTTTCAATAGCGTCATTTATATCATCATAAGTATCTAATTCTGCTATATCTTCTCTTTCTGTTACAGTACCAAAACCAAATGAATAACCTTTAGTAAAAGAAAATATAGTAAAGTGTCCTCCGTAATTTTTCTTAGATATTAAATCTATTAAGTATTCATTCTTTTTACTAATAGTAAAATCTTTTTTGTTATTTGTAATTTCCATAATCTTATTTGTTATACCACATTCACATTCTTCTTCTTCATAACCCACATAATCATTGCAAGTTGGACATAGCTCTGTGTCATCATAGATAACATCTCCGCAACAAGAGTAAGCTACTACTCCTGTGCCTTGGCATTCTTTACATTCTTCCATATTTATATAGTTTAAAATCCAAATGAAACTCCTACACCACCACCCATTTTAGTATTGTTACCACCAGCTATATTTAAGCTTACCTTAGTGTTAGGTGTAGTGTAATAAGACATACCAACAGCATAAGCAACAGACTTCTTATAAGTTCCAACACCAAAAGACATATTTCCTTTCTTCTCTGGGTTGTAAAGGGTTGATGATTGCAAAGCACCTAAAGCCATAACTGTTGCACCAACACCGCTAATCTCATAACTCAAGTCTTGCTCTGCCTTTAATGCTCTTTCCGTTTCTGTTCTTAGGTCTGTTCTTAATTGCTCCTCTGCTTTCATTGCTCTGTCATTATAGAAACTAATATCCTCTCTAAGTTTCTTCTCTGCCAACATAGCTCTTGTTGTTTCTGCATCTGTGTATGTCTTAGCTTCTGCTTTATTATTAGCAACTGTATTAGTCAAGTTAGTAACATTAGTATTTGTAGCATCTATTCTGCTATCTAAACGAGATGCTTCGCTTATAAGTGATTCACTCAAATCATTAAATTTACCATCTGTGTAAATGTTCGCTGATTCAATAGCTTCTGTTTTAGCCGTAGCAATATCTGCTGTTAATTGCGTTTTATTAGCATTAGCTTCCGCTCTTAAATTATCTCTTACAGCAAATAGTTGATTAACATTTACAGCGCTATTGCCATCTGAATAATCAGCTCTAATACCAGTTAATTTAGTGCCATTCATAGTAGCACCATTCAAGAAGTTAGCTTGGCTTTTAATATTAGTTACAGCACCAACAGCAGAAGAACCCAACTCAACCTTTGTTCCTGTAATAAATGTTTGAGCTGAACCTAGTGTAGTGTAAGTACTGTTGATTGTTGTGTTGTAACCAGAGATGTTAGTGTAAGATGTACTAATGTTGGTAGCATTACCAGTTACATTAAGGTTTCCGCCTTGTATTGTTGTAGTGTTAGCTTTAATACCTACTGTACCGCCAGCTGTGTTGATGTTTACATTTGATGTGTTGATGTTAGTGGTAGCCCCAATAATAGTGTAGTTCTGTCCTACTGTTCCTACTGTTGTCTGTGCTGTTGCGTTAAATGTTAATACTGTTAAAATTGTTGCTGTGATTGTTAAAATTCTGTTTTTCATTTTTTGTTTTTGTTTTTATATTCTGTTTTTTAAATTGTTAATATACTTTTGTCTTTCAAATTCTTCTTCGTTTCTTTTCCAGTTACCTAGCCTTAACTCTATCTCCCAAGTTTTCTGTTTCTCAAACTTCATCTTGTGTCCGTCTGTTGCTGTCCAATATCTGTAAAACTTGTTGAGCATATCAGATGAATACTTACCTTTGTAAGGTCTTATGGTAGATATAAAGACCTCTTTCCTTTGCTCAATAGTTTTGTTTGTTGGTCGCTCACCCTCTAATATCCTAACAGCATTATCAAAGGTTATATGCTCACCCTCATAAACTATATCAAGCTCAAACCTATCTATAAACTTCTTTAATAATTCCACTTGCATTTTAGTTAGTTTTGACATCTACTAATTCTGTTTGATTGTGTATCTCTTTGTAGTAACCTCTCTCTTTCAATACAATAGTATGGAGAGCAGATATAGTGTTAAACCCAGCAGAGCGCATAGACAGCCTAAACTTTTGGTAGAAACTATCATCTTTCGTGTTTTGGTATAAGAACCAGTACTCCTTGCATTCTTCAACGTGGCGACATAAGCTCTCCAAACAAACTTCTTCTGGCATACCTAATGTATAATTCATAGCTCCAAAGTCATTCTCATTATCTACTAATACCATAGAGATTTCTTCTACTCCGTATGGGCTTACCCAATGTGGCTTTGGTCTACCTGTATTATCTCCTCTTACTGCTCCACTAGGGAAGCGTCTTATTTTCTTTGCTGTTGTTTTAAATTGTTCTTCTGTAATTATATATTGTTCTATAAGTTTGGCAGGGTAATAAAAAGAACAAAATGTTTCAAATTGTACTAAATAAGAATTAGTATATTTAAAATACCCTTTAATTACTCCAACCTTACCAATATAATTATTCATGTGTTTACCATATCCTAAACCATGATACTTTCCATCTTTAAAGGAAAATCCCTTTACTGTTCTTCCAATTAATTCTTTTTTCATATTTTTTTTAAATTAAAAGGGGAGCAAGTCAACACCACAAGCTCCCCACACATCATCAATATCATTACGTTGGTAAAGGTATATATTGTTTTTTAATAAGCCAAATTTATTTTCAATTTAGAATGATTTTAAATTAACGTAATGTAGTATATCTACCCTTAATTATATTTAATTGTGATACTTTGCCATTTGGGTACATTATAGCGTTGCTGTGCATCCAACTGCTTGCGCCATTGTTATAACCTAATCTTAAATTAGTTAGCGTACCAACTACAACGCTACCATCTTCTCTCGCTGGCGTATGGCTATGTCCTGTAATTGTTTTAGTATTTAAGTTTTTAAATTGCGCCACACTTCCCCTGCTTCCGTTTGTACCTATGTGTCCGTGCATTGCAAGCTCCCAATCTAATAATCTATAACTATCGTTTACTCCTAAACATTCACAGTTATAAGTTTCATTTTCTAACACATAAGCTACAATCCCTTTAGGTGCTAATCCATCGGCTACAATATTCGCATATTTTAAATATGCCCTCCTATTTGGGGCTTTCCTCCAATCGGTACTGCATAGCCACCTATCAGCAAAATCGTTATGATTTGCGCTTACAACAATAAAATTAAAATCGTTATTATCATTTACAAATTTAACAACGCTTTGTATCTCTGCTTCTAAATCACCTTTCCCAGTTAATTCATTCTCCATTTGTAAAAATGGATTGTTAAGTTCGTGGTGCGATAATGATTTCCCATTAAAAATATCGTGCAAAACAATATTATCTACATCAAAATCAACAGCCATTTTAATTGAAGCCTTCAAAGATACTTCGCTATGTTCGCCGTAATGCAAATCACCAAATATAATTGCAGGATATTTCTCTTTAACTTTGCTTTCACATTTACCATTATCAACAAAAGTATTCAAATCATAGAAACTTCCATCGTCAGAGCATTGAACCTGCCTTACGTGAAATACATCATCATCAAGCTCAACAATTACAAATCCGTATGTGTGGTGAAAATCACTTTTAACACCTATTTTTGTGTCGGTATAATTAGGAGCTGAAACAGCACCAGTTGTAAGAAGTAATTTATTTGGATAACCATTTAATACCGCAAGAGATTTAAGGTGTACTCTAGGATGTCCCACAATACAACTTTCTAAAGCGGTAATGCTATTTAACCCACTTAAAGGAGTTGATGCTGTTGGTTGTACCTTAACATCGCTTAACACGCAAAGCAGTTCGTGTAGGTTTTGTCTGTTAGCATCTAAGTATGGTATCACTCTTTTGTGCCAATAGTTTTTATTCTTTTCTTTACTTTCTTGCTGTTTTGATGCCTCTAATGAATTGGGGTTCTTATATCTACCTGCAATAATATGTATGTCAGCGTTTATATGTTGAGCATACGCTTCGATATTAGTAAAAAAATCTTCATGTATATCTGTATCAGACTGACACCAACTAATAATAAATCTTTTCTTCTTAGAGTTAAATACCTTCTCTTTAGCTTTTTTAAACTCATCAGCATTTTCCATTCCAGTAGCAACCGTACTTAATCCTAGTTTGTTTACCTTTCTTCTGTAAACCCTTTCTACTGTTGATTTGTATGGTAAACCATATTTATCACACATTAATTGAACAGCAGTAGTTGTTTGGTAGCCTTGTTCTACTAGGGATAAAACACAATTTTTATTTTCATCTGCATAGTATTCATTCCATTTTTTTAACATAACTAATATTTTAATTTACATTTTGTTTAATATTCATCATAATAATCTTCATCATCATCCTCATCATCTAAAAGTATATCTGCAAAGAACTCTAAATTATTCTCCCATTGAAATATACCACTAACACCATACTGCTCAAATAAAGGGTGTTTAAAGCAACCATCTTCATCAACGTATGTAGTGCCTAGCTCGGTGTTATCTTGCTGTTTCATTAAACCATTCTTTAGGTATTAATTTATCCGAATACATGAACCCATTTTTATTACACCAGTCCGCATAGTTTGTCTTAGAGCCTTTACTAATCTTAGTTTTGCTGTTGCTAAACACAAACCTTATATCTAATTGTGGGTGTTGCTTCTTAATGTATAAATGCTTCTTTCTGTCGTCTAATAGAAACCTACCCTTACTCTCTATTATTATTCCGTTGGGGAGCTTAAAATCTGGTAGGTAGGTGTGGCTAGTCTGTGGTATTACATAGCTTATCTTAAAGCTCTCGTATTGGGGAGCAATTCCTCTATCCTCTATCTGCTTGTATATGATATGCTCTAAGCCAGACCTAAATCCTAACTTCTTAGCAACAGACACTTTCTTTCTAGCCATATTATTTCTTAAACAATAAGTAACCACCAACAGCACCTACCGCAACTCCAGTCCAAAACTTAAAGTCTGTTTTCTTTTGCGGAACTTCAAAAGATTGTACGTTATTAATCTTTACATAGGGGTTAGCATTAGTAACCTCTACAACATACTTTTTAGGCTTTAGGAAGCCACTTCTAACTTTCTTGAATGAAACACTTATACTATCTCTAAGTTCAACAGACTTGCTTAAACTATCATTATTTAGCGTTACCCTTAAAGTAAGCCATTTGTTAGTTGTTGTATCAGAAAAATAAGGTTTGTTTTTTATTGTATCTATCTTTACTAGAGTAACCGTATCGTATTTAGTTACTTGTTGTATAACAGTTCCAGAGGTAGCTCCTTGTTTAATTAGTTTATATACTATACTTGTTTTAGGTATAGCACTAGGTGAGCTTACAATGACAGAAGTCTGTACACCATTCTTTCCGTCTGTTGTTTTAATACGCTTAATCGTATCTTGATAAGCCTTTATTGCATTAGTTTGCTCTTGGTACTTATTCTTATAGTGAGAGCAAGTGTAGTAGTTTATAGTTATTAAAAATAAACCTATAAGTAGTAGGTAATATTGTTGTTTCATTAGCTAAAATTTCAGCTAATATATACATATTATATTAATTATACAAATTAATTATATTTTTTTTAACAATTTATTCTCGTGTTCTAAATTTCTAATCTTCAAACTCATCTCTGCCTCTCTCAATCTCATACCTAATATCTCGCCCCTAAGCTCCACAAGCTCTTTCTTCATACTCTCTATTTGCATCTGTAAATCTTTAACCAAAGTTGTATAACTTTTAGCTATTAATTCATTTTCCTCTGCCGATTGTTTCTTCCTAGAAGAAAAATGTGTAATAATTGCTGTAACAGTATTAGAAACTACTAATAAAGCTGATTGAAGTAAGAAGTCTGTTGTCATTTCATATTTAGTATATGGTTACAAATATAAATAAAAATATCAAATGTTTTTAAACAAAAAACGCCTATACAAAATAGTATAAGCGTCTAAACAAAACGAAAATTTAATTATTATTTATTTAATTTTTTGCTTAATTCAATAATTGTCGTAGAAGGTAAACCCCACTTCATATCATTAAATAATTCTTTTAGTTTAACAAAGTCTGCATCCTCAACCTTAAATTTATCTTTTAAGCTCAAATGCTCATCAGTAAATTCTTTAACATCAAACTTGTCTTTAAACTCTGCAAGTCCGTTTGACAGCCTAAGTCTTTTAATCATTTCGTCTACTGTAAACCCATCTTTAGGTGGGTTATCAATAACAGACTTTAATAAACCATAAGTTGTAAGGTAAATATCTTGTCCAGATATAACCTCTTTTGTTACTTTTAATTCTAATTCTTTCATTTTTAAATATATTTATAACACAAATATAAGTAATATAATTTAAAATTGCAAGTTAAACAAAACTACAAGCTATTACAAGTGTTGTGTAACCTGTGGTTTCTAAAACTGTACCTGGTCCAGTTGTTGAGGTTGATGTTACTTTATAAGCTACCACACCTGCTGTTACTGAATTTACATAATATAATGAGTAACTAACAGAAGTTCCAGTTGGGAAAGCAACTACTTCCGTACCTATTGAGGTATATGAAGTACAATCGTATATGTCTGCGTTATATAAATCATAAGTTGGTCCACTACTACAATTAGCTTTAGAAATAATAGCACCAGAACCACTTGTTGATATTTCTAATACTTTTCTTACTGACCCCTCGTTGTAGCTTATGTACTTGCCGTAAATACCTGTGGCTGGATAAGGAGTGTCTGCGGCTATGTACACTATATCTCCAACATTAACTATACCGCTACTATTTGTCGTTTGTAGTGGGTAATCGCCTAAAGCGGTAGAGCAGGATGCGCTTGATGTAGATTGGCTAGCAAATTGTGTACAAAAATCATAATAAGTAATACCATTAACCCAAGTACTTTTAGGCACTAACTGATTGCTTGCATAAGCACTCATAGCACTTGAGCTTAGGTTATACTTAGTTAATGCCTGTGTTTTAGTCATACACTCATTTGATGTAACGTTACTTTGCCCCGCATTAAGCGTAAAACCACCTGTTGCTGCGTTAGTAAACGTAACCATTTCATTTGATGCTAAATCTACAAATGCCATTTTAGTTTAATTCTAATTGTTTAACTCTAGCCTCTAATGCAGCCACTTTAGCTACAAGCACATCTATATAATTAACAGATAACTTACCATTTACGTCTGTTGATACTGCATCTGGCATAAATTCTTGCACTTGTTGAGCAGAGTAACCAACCTTAATCCCTAAGCCTTTACTTTGGTCTTTCCATTTGTAACTTATAGCTTCAATTCCTATTGGATTGTAATTTGTTTTAACTATGTTTTTAAGTGTTATATCTGAACTTGCGAAAAATGATGAAGCCGTAACTGAACCACTAAAAACTCCATTACCAGATGGACTAACTGTAAATACATTTGTACTTGAATTTGCTACTTCAAATATATTTGCGCTTGCACTTCCATTAGTATTCTTAATTCTTAGTGTAACTTGATTATATTCCCCTTCTTCTATATAGGCAGCTGGGGTTGAGCCTCCAAATGGTGCAATAACCGATAACCTAGCACTCGGACTTGTTGTTCCGATACCTACATTGCCTGAACTGTTAATATAAAATCTTGGAGAACCACCAACCTCTATTTGCGCAAATCCACTTGTATTATTTGCTACATAAGCAACACCCAAACCATTACTTCCTTGACCAAACCATACTGCATTATTATCAGTTCCTATTATTGCAGTAGAAGCATAAGAACTACTAAATGCAGCTCCTACAAAACCACTTGATGCTTTAGTTTGTAAAATGTAACTCGGCGAAGTAGTTCCGATACCTACATTGCCTGATGAAGTGATACGCATACGTTCCGTAGTTGTTTGTGTAAAAAACCCAATAGCAGAATCGTATGTTTCTTCAACAGATCCAATTGTAACAGTATTTTTTGAATCTCCAAAATTAATTTTTGCGCCTCCTCCTTTTACAATATGTAATATTGAACTTGGTGTATTTGTTCCTATACCTACATTGCCATTGGCTAATATTCGGAGAGCTTCTGTATTATTAGTTCCAAACCATAATGGTATATTGTTTACGTTTTTAATGTAGGTTTCTGAACTATTTGCTATAACTTCAAATTGTGCTGTTGCTGCTGAATTTTTTAATCGTAATCCACCGCCTGTCGTATTGTTTATTTCTAATAAACTATAATTTGTATATGAAGTTGGTGCATTAGTTCCTATACCAATGCTATTTCCACTTTCAAAAATAATACTATTTCCTAATGTACTTGCTCCTGTAAATTTAGGTAGATAGTTTGTTGTTCCTGTTCCTGTAATTGGGTTAGTTAGGGCGTTTTGTTTATTGTTAAATGTAGTCCAATCTGTGCTTGATAATAAGCCTTGTTGTGTTCCGCTTGCTGTTACAATAGCTAAAGTAATGTTACCACTTGTTGTAATTGGACTTGAACCAATAGTAACACCGCTTGTGGCTGATGTTAAGCCTATGCTTGTAACTGTGCCTACATTAGTTGTATATCCACTTGGGTTTGATGCCAAGTAATAAGTAGAGTTGTCGTAACTAATAGTAGTTCCACTAATCTTTACAAAGCCTGTACCACTTAATGCAGCTTGTCCACCTAAACCAGCAAGCGTGTAAGTAGGCACGTTTAAAATACCAGTTGTGCTACTGTAAGTAGATGCCCCATTGTTTCCTGTTACCGTTAGGCTAATAGCGGCTCTAGCTAAAGCGTCTGTGTATTGTGTTATTGTAGAGCTTATAACGCCACTTGTACTGTTATAAGAAATACCTGTGCCAGCACTTACAGCAGCTCTTGCTCTAGCGTCTGTAAAATACAGCCTTGTACCCTCCGTAACATTTGTAGTGGTGAGCGCACCTATGTTTCCGTTGAGCTTTTGTATAGCTTGTAATATAGTGTCTGTTGCTGTTATAGTTCCAGTACCGCTTGTATATCCAGTAAGCGCACTTGCAATAGCTCTAGCGTTAGTAAAGTAAAGGTTAGTACCCTCGTTTATATTGCTTGTAGTTAAACTTACAGCACCAGTAAATCCATTAACAGAAACAACGCTATCTGTATTGTCTACTTTCTGCCAAGCAGCACCGTCATAAATAGCCCAATCACCTAACTGCCAATCATTAATTCCGTTTAGGTTTGTAGTTCCAGCAACACTAACAATATAGTACTGTCCTTTTACTCCTACACTACTAGCTAAAGTAGGTGTGTTAGTATTTGCGTTCCAAGTTCCTTGATAGATAGTACTACCTATAAGTCCGTTGATTTGATTTTGTAACTTACCAAAAGCTGTTAATATACTGTCTGTTGCTAATATAGTGCCGCCAGTAATGTTTACACCACTCAATAGCTTACCTATAACAGCACTATTTACTAAGGTAGGATTAGGGTATGTTCCAGCTAACTCACCCCCTGCTGTTATTCCACTAATTGTAGTTAGGTAGGTAGAGTTGTCATAGCTTACAGTAGTACCGCTCACCTTAACAAAACCTGTTCCATTTAAGGCTGTCTGTCCTCCTAGTCCTGCTAGTGTATAAGTAGGTATGTTTAGTGTAGAGCCTACTAAAGTAGCTGCTCCACTATTACCAGTAACAGTTAATGTTAAAGCATTTTGCTTATTATTAAATGTAGTCCAGTCTGTTGAACTTAAAGCTCCGTTAGCTGCCCCACTTGCTAGTCCTAATGATAATACTTGTGTGCTTAACGAAAGACCATTAGCTGTTCCTAGTGTTACAGGGTTGTGTAGTTGTGATACTAAAGCATAACTATTACTATCTAAGCTACCATCTCCCTTAATAAACTGACTTGATGTACCGCCTACAATAGTTCCTAGGCTTTTATTCTTCCATAAGTCAGATGCACTTTCATAAACTAAAAATTGATTATTTAATTTAGAACTTATAGCTACATCGTGTATTTCATCTAATTCATATCCGTTCTGTATCTTTACTTCTATCTGCCCTAAAGTTGGGTGTGAGCGTGTTATTATACCTATATAAACTAGGTGAGCAGGTGCTAATTGTTTAACAGAAGTATAAGTTCCAGCAACAGTAGATGACAAGTATAATTGCTCACCCTCTGTAAAAGAACTTGTATCTAATCCAATAATATCTCCCACACAAACTACATAACCAACAGCATTATTAGCTATATTAGCTTGTATTAAACCAAATGTTTGAGCAGATGTACTATCTCCAGTAGCTATTGCTTTAGTTACAGTAGGCTTATTACCAGTAGCTCCATTAATATAAACAACAGTCCCTTTAGTTAAGGTAGCACCAGTAATATTCCTAACTTGCCTTATTAATGTTCCTGCTTCCCCTACTGTTGGGAAAGTAATTAAAGAGCCATCTCCTGCAATATATTGTGTAGTATCTCCAGTAGGGTTATCAAACTTACCTGCAAGTTTAGTGTTTACCCACGCTGTATTAGCAGCTTTCAAACTATCATCTGTTAATAACGGTTGCTCTCCAATGGTTAGTGCCTTTGGTAGCGTTACGTTGTTAGAAGCGTCTGTTACTACTACGTTTACTAAATCTCCTGTTTTTTTCGTTTTTCCCATTATAAGCTAGTGTTGTGTGGTACAAAAATTGAAGCCTTCTTAACTCCGTTATTTATGATTGTTAAATCTGCTGTTAAATCAGTTCCTTGTGTTTCAATAGCCTCTGTTATGTTTGTTAATGAATTAACATCTTTTGTAAATCCTGTTCCTTTAATAGCATCTGTATCTAATAAAACAGACTGAATATCATTGTAAATCAAATCTACTTTTGGTGCTTGTACAAGTTGTATTTCTGCTCCTTGGAAACAATATGCTGTATAAGCTCCTTTAGTCATAGATACAAATGCTGTTTGACCTTCTGATATATTAGGAATGTTATCCCCAGATTTTTTAGACGCAGACCACACGAAGTAGTTATACGCAGGGTCATTAATAAATCTATATCTTCTATCTGTTATAGTTGCTATTAAAAATGCAGGGTCTAATCTGTTATCCGTAGAACCAGAAGGAAATGGAGTTGTAATAGGAAACTTATAAATTGAGAATGGCGCAAGCGCACCTAGAATATCAATAGAGCTATCTCCGTTAGCATCTTCCCAGTTACCAGTTAGTAATTCATTAGTAGTTGGCGATAACGTTGCAGGTGGTACTAATATCATATTAGTAAACTTAACTCCGTTAGCAAACGTATTTGTCTTTATGGTAAATATATTACTAGCTAAGTTGTAAACAGAAGAAGCAGATTGATTAACCTTAACACTATAAGGAGCTGATATATTCAAGCTTAAACCATCCCTTGTAGCTATTTGACCTAACTTAATATAAGTTTCTTCTAGCCTTTTGTAAGCCGTATAGTCATAAAACTCATCATAATTATCTATTGTAGTGTAAGCTGCTACTGTTGCTTTGTTAGTTACAGCAATACCTACATCTTCTTGGTTTACTAATGTAGAGCCAACTATACCGCCAGCTATACCTATTGTGTCTGATATTCTTTTATCACCATATCTTTCTGCTGCAAATAAATAACTGCCAGCTTCATCTGGTTTAAAATATACAGTATAAGTTCCTGTGGCAACATTACTAGCAAAATATTTAGTAGTTCCATCTGACTTGTAAACACATAATGAATAACCATCTACAACCGTTGTAAGTTGTAATACCGTTGATGTTCCTGTGCTGTCTTGATATACACCAGTTATAGCTCCTGCTCCGCTATAAGTATCTTGTACTCCTAAAACCGTACTCGGTACTAAAAATCCTGTCGCTTGTAATACACCACCTGCATTAAATAAATAAGGCATTGTAGCGGAGTTTACTATTACAATGTTTTGTGCTTGTAATTTAGTAAAGTTTCCACTACCCGTTGTAAGTGTTACACCAGTATTTACAACTAAAGTCCAACCTGTATAAGCTGTTAAAGTAGACCCGTTAGCATTTACAATTAAACTATTTAAAGTTGGTGTTTCAAGGTTTGCTTGTGTAGCATTACATTTAAATGCTTTTACCACATCGTATAAATCATCATAAGTGCTATTGGCTCTTACAACTATTGTTTTTGATGCTGTATCTATTGTAAAACTTGAAGCTAATTTTGCAACTGCATTGGTTTTGCTTAATGTTACATTTGTATCAGCTAACATTTTAGTTCCTGAAACCACATTTGATAAACCTTTCATTGGAATATCAAAAATATTTGTTATTTGATAATTGTATTCAAAAACAGTTACATCAAACAAATCAGAACCTGCTGTGTTTATTTTACCTCTTAAATCACGAATTTCGTTTCCATCAGGTTGCCCAATATCAGCTACTGTATTATTTCGATAAATATAGCTTGTTAATACATTTGTAACAGGTGTTAAACCACTTGCATTAGTTGTTAGTATTTGAATTTGGTCTGCCATATTATCTATTGGCGTAGCATTTCTTACATTCTTAACTTTACGAAATCCATTATTAGTATCTTTTAAGTATGTAATTGCACCTTGAATAGCTACACTAGAAGTATTTTGTACTGATATTTGGTATTTTTGATATAGTCTACCACCAAAACCCGAAGTTGTAAAATTTCCGCAGTTATCAGGCATAACCATTTCAAGTGAACCAGCTTCACAATTAAGAAATACAAGGTTATTTTGCCCTACCCAATTTGAATATCCTGTGCTTACATTTCCAATAGTAGAAGGTACACCATCAAAAACAAATTCTGTAGAAAGTCCACCACCGCCTGCTAAGGCATTGTCAATTCCAACTCCTACGTTTACAGCTTTGTAATTTTTGATGATTGTGCCAGCAGTTGGTGTCATCAGCGTGTCGGCTTGAACACCATAAACATAGAATCCATCTACATCAAAAGTGGCTACGTTTAATCTTAATCTGCTATTGTTTCCAGGTTGCCCTAACCAATACCCACTTCTAACAAAAGTAGTTCCGTTAAATTCGTGAACCGCTTGCGTTGATTTTGTTGAGTGCATAGTCGCACCACGTAAGTTAAACGTACTACCTGCCGCTTGGGTATAGTTTCCTATAAATTGGATTGCAGTACCTTGTGAATAAAGTAAACCACCACCAAAAGTAGAATTAAACTGTACACCACAATTTAAAGTACCACCACTTAAAGTAGTAATGTTGTTTATTCCAA